ATTGTCATGGTTTAAGAACCTGGGTAATGCAAAAAGTGGCCAGGTTCCGGCCACCCAAGATATGGGGGGCATGGCTAAGTTTGTAAGGGAAGAGGTCATTCCCAACGAGAGGCCACAGGAGGTCGCTAGGGCCATAGAGGACATGCCCGAGATGGCTCCGGGACGTGCAGCCTACGGGCGCGCGAGGGCCGCTAGAAACGCTTCTGACGATGTAGTCTCTGCAGGGGCAGAGTCTGCTAGTAGGCTAAAGAGGATAAATCTTTCCAGTATGAAAGAGTTATTTGAACACAAGACGTTTAGAAAAGCAGCCATAGCCACTGGTGGTTTAGTTGCATTTTCTGCTATATATCAAAAGGTAAAAGATCGTACACCCGAGGATCTTGCTGGGCCACCTATGCTCCCTGGCGGTTCTTTTTATAGCGGGCAAAAAACTGGTGGTCAGGAAATCAATCCAATTTCCCAGCAATCTGGACAAAGTGGCGTTACTTATAGGGTTAGAGCTACTGGTAATTTTAACCCAGAAGAGTTTTCTAACTCTATGGGCAATCTAACCGGTGCCGATGTCAGGACCTCTAATTATCAAACAAGAGGTTACCAAAGAAAAAGATCGCCAATAGAAGAGGCTATCAATGGTTCGTTTAGGTGATATATGTTAAAGGATCAAAACAGTAGGTATAGAAGTGCTGTTGGGCAACCCAACGTAGGCTCAAAGCTTTCTCCAAATGAAATACCTTCAGTTACACAACTTTACAGGAAGTCATCTGCTAGAATTAGTAGTGGTAAAGCTAGTATTACTGGCTTAAAACAAGTTTCGCAAGACGCATCATCTCAGATGGTTTCCCCAAATGGGCCAAGAACTGCAGGGTCTTCTGCTGGCTTTAAGGGCGGAAAATCAATTCATCTACAAATGAACGGCGGTGGATATATGAGTTCGCTTAAAAGGAATCATTCAGCCCCAACGTTGGGTAATGTGAGCGGAACAGGGACACTCGGCGCTGCCGCGAAAAGTTCATTTACTAATAGGGCTACAGGAAGATTTGCTCAAAACTCAAAAGCATTGATGAAAAACATTAAAGCTTTAAACAGGTTGGTTTGATTTGTCTAAATATACAGTAGATGACATAATTGATGTTTTGATAACAACTTTTGGTTTTAAGCGAAGTGAAGTTTATGAACCGTTAGATCAATGGCTAATCAAGTATCCTAACAATTTAGAATGGGACCAGGGCGAAGACCCTATAGGTGCGACCACAGAAATACCAGAATCCATAGCTATTAAAGCTGTGGAGTATTTCTTAAAAACTAAGGGTAAGATACAAACGAAAGAGTATATAACAACGAGTCTTAATGTGGCGCATCAGACTTCGTTCTATGGTTACGATAGAGACGATATTACCTCGGCGGTAGAGGATTTAGATACATTATTCGGCTTTGGTATAATTCTTAGAGACTCGGAAAAAGTATTAGACGCTATTAGGGAGTCAAGGGACGACCTTGGTAATGTGTCTAGATTGCCGTACGAGTATAGAACTGTTCTAGATAAATTAGACGAGCTAAGGACAAGCAGTAATAAAATAGACAGCACTGGCGAAAAGGTGAACTCTGAACAAGCCGGACTGTATAGGCAGGCGGTGGCGGCATTGCCGGAGCTTCCGGATATCCTTGACCAGTACCAGAGCCTCAAATATGCTCAGACGAATGCTATTATAGCAGAAACTGGCGATAACGATCCCACTAAGGTCTTCGCCGAATCATTCATGAGCGTCTTTAGTCATGAGCCATTAACTATGGCTTCAAATTTCCAGTACAGGACTGAAGATCTACTAGAGAATGCATTCAACTTAGAATTTACTAGACCCAATAATGAGCCGCAAGCTGTCCAGCCATGGGAAATGAGAATTGGCGGATCAAAGTTTTTCGTCCCACCAATTGATGTTAAGGTATCGCAGTTCTTCAAGAGCGGTAGTCTGTCTGGCGGAGCAATTAGGCAGCCGACTTCACCGAAATTCAATTCGGGAAATAGCGAGACAGCAATACAGGTTACTCTATATTTTCCTGGGCTAGAGTCTATTTGGGGTATTATAACTAGTGAAGAAAATCCCACAACAACTTTTAACTTTGATGATATAGAAGAAACTAGCGACGAGAAAATAGACTATTTTATTTCATCCCTTAGAGGCTTAATAGCTCAGTTCAAGTATGCTCCATTTTTGCCGGTGCGCAACCAATACCTCAATCAGGCGTGGAACATATCTGGCGTCACCTTGAACAGTATGAGTATAAGTACTATAGAGAATTTCCCATTCTGTGTTTCCGTTACTCTTAACATGATGAAGTTCAATCATAAGGTCTTTATGCCTATGATAGAGGACTTTAATCAAGCAGTCCATTGGGGTAGGTTTAGGCAATATATGGGTCGTGCAGCTAAAGCCATTCAGGACTCTTACAAAATGGGATTCCTTACAGACCCAGGCTCAGAGGGAAGCGACGGAATAGCTCTAGAGGGTAATCCAAAACCATCTTGGCAAATTGAGCAGGCTTACGAGCAACCTTTTTCTAGGCCCACCAGGAAAACGTGGTCAGAAGATACGACTAGAATTAAATTCTATTATCCGGCAAAAGCAAGCACAGAGATATTTGCACCTGACGATTCCATGTTTAGGCAACCTAAAGAAGACATGGATGTAGGCAGCAGCGACTACGAGAGGGATAAGAGCCTTTGGGATAAGTTCCTAGGGAAAATAGGAGTAGACGTAGATCAATACCCTGAAGTTTTGTACGACACGGTTACAAACTATTCTCAAAAAATTACAACATATACCAATGAGTGGACATTCATATTTGAGTTTTTAAAATACTCAAAGATAACATCCGAAGAAATGAATATTGCTAATATGAATAAGTTTATTGACACAAGAGTCGATAAACTAAAAAAAGATGGCAAGATAAATACTATAAACGAAGAAGTAAATTATCGTAAGCAACTAAAGGATATGTGGTTCTCAGCAATGTTTGAGGGCTTTGCAAACACACCTTTCTACCGCAAATACATTGAAAACTACCAATACAAGAATGGTAAGTTCACACTCCAAGAGTGGGAAGTCCCTATGGATGAATTGGTATTTGACGAGAAATCAATTTTTATCCAAGGTATAACTGTATCCCTATCGAATAATTTTGCAAAACATCAAATACAGCTTCACGATGAACCTACTTATCAACACATAGGTGGCGGAGATAATAGGCTTGACATAAACATGATAGTCCTAGGTGAGGATAACCTCATTAGGATAAGAAGAATGTTTGAAAGAATAGGTGGCCTTGCAAGGCTAGAACACGCTCACGGCGTACTAGGTTTCCTTGGCATCAAAAATGAACTAACCGGTTTAGCTGGCATAAAGTATGTCATACCTTTAACATATGAGGTCGATACAGTCCCAGGTTTTCCAAGGGTTTATAATGTTAGGCTATCTTTTATTGACTTTGATGTTTTTCAGCAGAAACGTGAAAAACTTTCTTCAGAACAGCAAAATGAACTAGTTGAACTTTTTGGTAAAAGAAATCCATTCTTAAGGGTAAAGCAGGCATGGGGACGCTTTAACGCCTATCCAGATTTCCCTCTTTACATTAAAGACAAAGATACTGGCGAAACTATCGGTACGATGGATCCAGATTTCTACTTTCGCGCATTCACCACCATTGATGATGACCTGACTTATTGGGGCAGTATGCCACCAGACCCCGGAGATGCCTCTAAGATCAAAATAGGGCCCAATGGGGAGGTTCTGTCAAAGGATGAGGATGACCCGAACTCAAAGAGCGCCGACGACAATATCTCGCCTTTTGGTGTAGATGTCAAGGTTGAAAACTATACAGAAAAAAAGACTAACTCGTATGCTCCATTTGCAACTATTAGGCATCATCTTATATCCGTAGGCGATGACCAAGACACTAGCGCCGTTATAGACATAACAAATGGTGGAGACGTAAGAGTGGGCACGCAGGGCAGCGATGATTCTGAACCGGTTTTTGGTGGCGGAGGCGAAGTTTCCGGAAGGTTTATTGAAGATACTGCTGTACCTTCAACTATGACTCCCACTATTGAGGGTTTGACTCCTGGAGGGAAACATCAGAGCCCTTATGCCTACAATTCTTTAGACCCTGCTGGCCAATACGAGCTCATCATGAATGATGCTAAGTATAGGGATAATAATGGAAGGATGATTAAAGCTTTCCCAACCTACATGCTTTGGCTAATTGACGAAGGTGGGCGATTTGGTGGAGTTAAACTTTTCGACAATTTCTACGGCTTACAATCTGTTTTAGATTTCTCTGTTAATAGGTCGGAAGATGTCCTCGGCGATACATTAGTCTTACGTTTATCCAACTTGTACTCTAAACTTACTTCACCATTTAAAGGCTTTGTGAGGAAGCAAGATGGTACTGAAAATATAGTCTTAGATGACGATAACGGCAATGTTATCGAAGGAACAGGAGATATTCCTGATTTCTTGATACAAACTTACGAGAACATGAAGAGCGGCATGAGAGATGATTATGTCGTCGAGTTAGATAGCATTAGATTAAAGCCGGGTGTGCGCGTACACCTAAGGATGGGGTACGGAGCTAACCCCAATAGTCTAGACACCGTATTCAATGGTGTAATCACTAGCGTCCAAGCTGGCGACATAGTGGAGGTTGTTGCTCAGTCGGACGCCATTGAGTTGGGTCAATATATTAACTCCACAAATAAAAAAGGTCACTCTGGCAAGATCGATGGTTCTATAGGTACAGGTTTCTACCTTTCTGAACCCAGAGATTTAATGGTCAGGCTTCTTTCTATGGGCTCCTCCAGATTTAAGGAAGCATTTGCCCACGCAACAAGGGGGCAAGTTTTTTCTGAAAGTAGATTTGGTATTAGACATTTTGGGTCTATCCTATACGAACCACTCAATGACCTCGAAAGACAAAAGCACGCATTAAGGGCTAAGTCTATAGAGAACAAACTGCAGAGTGTTGCAGGTACAGGTAAGATTAGCGAAGCGCTTACCCCTAACCTATCAGACGTTTCATCTCAAGATGTTAAAGAGATAGCAGACGGTCAGGATACCAGCTACCACGAAATGCTTGGCGGAAATTTCTCTTCGTTCATAGGCGGCGCAGGTGTAAGAATGCCCATGATCGGGCTCATGCAAAGCATGTGGACAAATTTCTTTACCAAAAGAGACTTTGAAATATTCAAAAGAAATATCTACCCCGGTAATGGTACGGGAGTGGCTCAGTACTTGGGTGGCGATGTCCTTGATGCTGGAACTATAGTCTTAGAGGCTGCAGGTGTTAAGGGTCCAGATTTATATAATTTTATTAATGGTAATTCTTCCAATAATATATTTCAGGGCACAGTCGGCAGTGGACCTAACCAAACGCAGGACGCTAAAACTATCTGGAAAGATACTCTTCTAAACTTGTCTCTTTCGGGCCAACGTATAGATAGCCTTGGCAGCCCACAAAACGATACTGCTCCCGATCCGGACGCTGCAGTTAACCAGACCCCTAAAGTGAATGATGGTGACATAGATTTCCCATCTGGTGTAGAAAACCTGCTTAACACAGGTATGGGAACCGGAGTTCCAATGGCGGGCACCCTCATCGAAGGTGGATTAAACTTTGCTAATGCCGTGTTCAACAACAAGGGCAGTATGGCAAATAATCCTATACTCCAAACACTTGGATTAGTGCAGCCAGGAGAAGCAGACGATGACCTTCCTGGATTCGATGAAGTTTCCTTTAGGGCTCAAACTTATATGAAAACAGTTTGGGATATGTTCAGGCTATGCGCTTCACTACTTCCTAATTATATTGTAGCCGTAAGGCCTTTTGAGGATAGGTCCACTGTCTTCTATGGTAAGCCCCATTGGCTTTACACTTCTGGCGTTATACCCCTTTCGACTGGTGTTCCGAAAGGTGACGACAAAATACAATTTGAAGGTCCAGATGAAGACTTCCAAAATCTTTTAAGGGAGGCTACAAATAGGGCTAACCCAATTGCCGACTATGAAGAGCAAATGAAGTTTATGCAGGAAGTTAATACCGCTAATCCTTTCACAACAAAGTCGGGTCTAGACAACAACGCCCAGAAGTATGCTTCGGCTAACGTTGTTTCTACTCTGCCATCGGAACAGGGTGGGGCTAAAATACCCCACAAGAGTGGTAAGGCTAAACTCGGCAAGCACGTAACTGGCAAACCGGTAAGGATGCCTAAGGGAAAAGATGAATTACTAGAATTAGCTTTAAATACAGTTCAGCAAAAAATAAATGAATATTCGTTAAAATTAACTGAAGAAGATAGGGATCGGGGACAAACTGTCGAAACGCAGACAGCATTAGCCGATTGGGAGGCTAAGCAAAAAATATTGCGAGGCGACATTCCAGACCAAGAAGAAAAAATTAACGAATTACTAGATAACCCATCAATAATATCTAACGATGACAGATACAGTTTAGCTCCTTTAGAGGATTACCACAAAGAGATAGAGGAATTGCCTGATCAATATAAGTTTAGCAATTGGCAAACTTTTAGGAATAATTATCCAGTTTTAAACTCCCCAGAAGAAGAGCAATGGCACATAAAAATGAGATGGCCATATCTAAACTGGCAAGAAGTATTGGGAAAAACTTGGGAAAATGCTGAGGGTATTGCGCAAGGATTCGACAGACTTGAGGACTACACGGGCAAGAGGATTGCTGTCGCAAACCCAGTAACAAATAAGGTTGTTATTTGTGCGATACTAGATGATGGCCCGGATGACGTGACCTATAAGGCTGAGCTCTCTCCTGATACTTACTTCATACTGGGCCTAGATAAGTCACCGGACACCGAGTGTTATTTTGGTTTTGTCGAAAAAAGCGTAGCCCTTGGCCCAGCAAGTGGAAAATATTCCTATGGTTATAATGCATTTGATGCAGATAACAGGATACCGGTACCGGCTCCGACTACTGTGGAGGTGCCCGGAATAGGAAACTTTACTAGCAAGACAAGGGACTATACTGCCTTTGTCCAACCATTCCAAGGCACAGAAAGAATGATTGAGCAACTGTTTCCCGGTGAGGCCTTCCCTAATCGTAGCAGCAGGTTTGATAAGTATAAAGAACTTTATGAGAAAAATTACTTTGCTACCTCATTTTTGTACGGATGGATGCAGGGAGATAACCAGGAGGGTGCAAACTACAAGACCGAGGGACCTAGACAATCAGGGTTCTACGGGAAGCTTGGCACAGAGCCTGACGCCGGGGGGTTTGCTGACGCAAAATATGTAGAAAAATATATATCAGCGGTGACAAATCAGTTAAAGAGTGGCGACACAAATGGCGCCCAAGGTATGTATGACATTGTGGGAGAATACGCCCGCAGGATATATGATGAAGACTACAATAAGAGAAGGGCGGCAGTAGTACTTGATCCGGACTTCGAAGCATACTACACTAATTATTATGGGGATAAAGAGAAAGCTTCTAAAGCTGCTCTTGAAACTGCGGAGTCTTTTAATGTCATACGGAAAAAGTTCACCAATAACTTTACCGGCATAGCTGAAAGTGAAGCCGAAAGTGTTTGGGACCAGTTCCGGCGCAGGTGGCATATCCGAGAAGACACTGAGTTTACAGAGATAAAAGATGCTGCAACAAAATTTATATTAAATCATCTTAGGGTTTTACCAGCTTCAACTGACGAACAGTTGCTAAGCCAGCTAAAAGATCCATTATGGCTAGATGGCTTAAGTTCTGATATAAAAGATGCACCCGAGTTTAGCGAAGATCCATTAGATAAGATTCTTTATAGCACTAATATGACGAAAATTGTCAATAACTTTAAAATGTTACTTTGGAGGCTGCCATTTGCTCGAGCCTGGCTTGCTATAACTACTTCCAGAAATACTGGGAGTACTGCATATACCGCAGCTGGGGCGGTCGTTGGCGCTGCGGTTAGTGGCGGGAATGTCGCCACGGGTGCTATAGCCGGCTATGCCGCCGAGCAAACATTTAAGGCACTTGGCTCTCCGGATGATTTTAATTTTGGAAAAAGTGAAGTTACCAAACTTTGGAATTGGTATCTTGGTGTAAATGAAGACGGCGGAGCCGCAAAGGAATTATTCAGCCCAGATGGTATAAGCGACTTAATAGAGGCCGCTGCATTGAAAGACCCAAATAATTTTACGGGGTTAAATGCCCCCACTACGGTAGCAACCGGATCGTATGCCGATATATATAAGCACCCCAGGATAGTAGATGGTCTAGTTAAGGCACTAGAAAGATATAATACACCGGGGATGAAGGGCAAGACCGATATAGAGCAAACTGCGGAAAAAATAAAGAATGTTTGGGATCAAACTATAGGTGCACTCTTTAGCACAATCAGTAGCGCTTTAAGCGGAGTCGTCGGGATGTTTAGGCTATCTTTGATGGAGATGGGCTATGGTATGGGCATGTTGGGTGCTATGCAGCAGCAGGCAAACATACTTAATAAGGCTTTTAATGATTCTATATATTATGGTATTGGCGAACCTGGTTCTGCCATATGGCTAGCGGACAACCCATTCACTAGAGAATATGGTGAGCCTGTCATTGAGATACGCGAACCATTCCAAAGGTTCCATTACCTAAACTCATTCCAGGACATTATCGATAATGGTATACAAGAAAAATTAGATAATGTACCTACGGTCATAACAGCCAGTTCAGACGGCAAGTACCCTGTCACAGTATACTTCGATAAGGGTTCCTCCCCTGAGAAGCAATTTGAAATAGGGATTGAAACTGGGCTCTTTTGGGATAACGCTAGGGGAAGTGGTTTCTTCGGATTCTTGCACCCATTGCTCCACCCAATAGAAACTATGAGGGGTCTCACTAAGTCTGCGACAGGTTCTTCTGATGAGATCCTTTCCAGAAGGGTTGGTTTGTACAACCTTAAGGAAGGTTTGAAAGATATTTATGGTGGCGAACTAGTTATTATTGGAAGGGCCGACATAAGGCCGCACGACTTAATATATTTGGCTGATACATACGAAAGAATGTATGGAATATTTGAGGTTGAAGCAGTTACGCAGCACCTTACTAGTGATATGGGTTTCGTTACCTCTATAACCCCAAATGCTATGGTCACCATTAATGACCCAGCAAGGTGGACATTCCAGTCTTGGGTTTGGTCAATGTTTGGTGTTCAAGATACAAGAAATCATACTAGGCATTTGTTGTCTGTTACGGCAGATAAAAGCGCTAGGGCTTACAACGCAGTCCTTGGCATCACTAAGGATAATGGTGAGGTGGACATGACTGCTCTCGCTGAGTCTATTCAAGATAGCCTTAGGGGTAATGTCCAGTTTACTGGCGGCAACTCTGCATTAGTCAAGGACATAGCTACCCATAGCGCAACTGGCTATATGAAACCTGGTGGCAGTAGGTTCGGCCCAACAGGGGATGCATCAGAACAGGCGGCTGGAATGGCTAACTCGGTATTCAATAGTCCATTCATAACTGCTTTTAGCATGATCCCAATAATCGGTAGCGGAATAGTTGACATGGCTTGGAGTGGATGGGAGTGGGTAAGAGATAACTTGCTGGACCAACACGGTTGTTACATACAATATCTGACTAAGAATGGTCAGCCAATGGACGCCGGTTTAAGTTTCAATCAGGGCGTAGCTGTTGGCACTCATCATACACTAAATGTGCTTCCTGGAATACTGGGGCTTGAAGTGAAGACGACAGAAAATGGTCATAGAAGAATAACAGCCAATGATTTGATGGCACAACTTGGTTGGCAAGAAATAGAAATTGCGAGCGTACAAAAGCAGGTTAGCTGGTGGAATAATTACTGGAATGCTAAAGTCTTAGAACTTGCAGGTAAGGGTCCAGACCCAATCACTATAGCACCACCAAATGCATACCTTGCTAGGGTTTTAGAGGTATCAGATACTGACGATAATCGCAACGGCATTACAGACGGTGACACCATAAAGGTTCAGAAGGTCGACAAGGATGGCAATGACATACCGGGGAGTCCAATAGATGTCCGCTTCGCTGGTATAAACACACCAGAACTTGAGTTTAAAGTAGATCTACAAAGAAACGAATCCACAGATAAGGCCTATCTTGCTAGGCAGTTTGTGGAAAAAAGACTAATTACAGATCCTGTTAGCAAGGGTTTTAAGCCTATAGTAGCGATTCGCGAATCGGTCGGAGCTGGCACTACAGGCGGAAAAAGTTCGACCGATACATATGGCAGAACGCTGGCAATAATATTCCATGAGACGGGGTCCACGGACCCAGAGCAGACCTCGACAGACAGGGCAAATAAGCTACTTGAGAGGGCTACGGCTTGGCCGCTAATACCTTGGGATACATTTGCGCCCAACGGTTCTGCGTATACTATAAACTGGGAACTAGTTGCGGCCGGATTTGCGTATACCGACATGGGCGGGGTTAGAAGAAATGATCCAGATAGAGGTTATTCTTCCGGTAGGTATCAGGGGTACAACTAATGTCGCACTTCAATTTTAGTTTAAGTGATATAACAGACAGCAGAACTTTGTCTCGAGCATTTAAATCTAACGCGATGAATTATACTCCGGATGGTCAAAAGAAATCTTTATCCACAAGCGATTCAAAGCTGCCTGCTAATGAAAGCAAAAAGTCGCTAACCACATTTAACGTATCGGATATACTTCAAGGCACCGCAGTATATAAGCCTCAAGAGCTTGTTTATAATTCTTTCAACAATTCCTTATCTAAGACTTTATCTTTTGCTAGGAATACCAAAATAAATGGTAGGTCTATAAACGGCGGAAAAGCTCAGATGGGTTTGATGGGTTACGACACTTCTCTGGGCCCGCAAATTGACATAGGTTTGGGAGCCAGTGCTTTAGCTACCTCTGCGGCTAGTAGTGGTACCGGATCAGCAGCATCTAGCGGTACTATCAATGTTGATGGTAGCGCACCTGCGGGTATCCCAAAGGGTCCATTTAAGCCAGCATACAAAAGATTTAATAATAGTGAGTGGATACAAAAAACCGACGTAGAAGAAATAGCGCTTACTGGACAGCAAATAATAGAATTGATGATCACTGCGGGATGCGACTTAAACGGGGCCGTCTTTATGTGGGCTCTGTGTAAGCGCGAAAGTGGCTTCTACTGTAACAGGGCTGGAGTCAACGATAATGGAAGTACAGACGCTGGCTTATGGCAGATTAATAATGGTATGAAAAAGCAGGCAGATGGAACACTAGTCTCAGAGTATAATGGCTGGCGAGGCTACACTATAGAGCAAATCTGCGATCCTTGGGTTAACGTAAAAATAGCTATGATTATTTCTAACAATGGTTCGAACTTTCTACCTTGGCAAACTACGGGCAATTATTCCTCGCCAGATAACAGCCACCTTAAGGGCGTCAATATGGAAGAAGCTTATAACTTCTTTAGGGAAAATGGTTATAAGGTATAATGGCTAACTTCGATCTGAACTTAAGTAATCTAACTGATGGAAAATCTTTTGGTAGGGCTTTTTTGAGTAAGTCAAAAAATTACGATCCAACGGGTGTAGCCCAACCATTGAGAACCTCCGAATCCCAGGGTGAGTCGAAGAAAAGTCTCACTACTTGGAATGTGTCTGATATATTGCAAAACAACCTAACGATTAAACCAGAGGGCTTGGCTTACACCGGATTCAATGAGCAGCTTTCTGATGTTTCTAAAACTGTTGAGAGTTTTAAGGTAAACGGAAAAAGCGTTAACTTCCCAGGGAAGTCATACCTGCTGTCTTTCGACGTAGAGAATGCAGCCGGCCAGGTGCTGGACTTTAACGTAACGAGTGGGATGTCTACGAGCTCAGGCGCAACAGGGACACCGGCCTCTGCATTGGACACTTCCGGAAGGCCAGCTCCACCATCTAGTGGATTTATATTAAGTGGAGCTTATCGTTTCCCTCAGCAGAAAACTCACTATACCGACCCAGGCAGCGGGACTACAGCAATGGATATCGGTCACGCATCAGGTTCTCCAGTTTTCTCTCCGTGGGATGGCAAAGTTGCCTACATAGGATACCCTGACGGTGGTCAAGTAAAGAAGGGTGCCACTAGAGACTCAAATGGCGGTAACGCTATAGTTATAGTGGGCGATAACGGTTGGTCAATTTATATGGCGCACTTTATTAATCCTCCAATAGTGGAAATAGGAGATAGAGTAACCAAGGGTCAGAATGTGGCCCATGTAGGAGAGACGGGCACAGCCCACGGTGCCCATGTGCATTTGTCGGTGGCGCAAAGCTCTAGCTACGCAGATGTTTGGAGCAACCCAATAGCATACCTTTGGGACTTCATGCGCGACCTAGAAGCTCAGTCTAAAAAATAATCTAAATAAATAATTGCAAGATAAAAATTTCAGAGGCGTATCTATGGCTAACTTCAATATTTCCTTGAGTGACTTAATAAGCGGCAAGTCTTTTGGCGCCAAGATCAATTCTGGGCAAAAAAACTACACTCCATCGGGAGAAGCTAAGCCTCTAGCGACATCTGAGTCTAAAGAATTAATGCCCAAAAAAGGCTTAACTACAGCAAACATCTCGGACATATTACAAAATCAGCTGACAATAAAAGACAAAGGTATGGTTTCTACTCAGTTTAATGAAGTTTTATCTGGAGATATGTCAAAACTTTTAGGTATGTCTATAGAAAATGTTAACACCAAAATGTCAAGATCTTTAGCGGGTATAACGGGCTATGATATTCCTATGAATATCAGGTCTTCCCAGCTCTTGCTGGATGGTATAAGTTCTGTTCCCTCTAGCGGATCCGGGCCGGCCTCTCAGGGCGATAGCCTTTTCCCCGCTGTGCCCACACCTTCGGGTTTTGTTTTCCCCATTTCCGCCACTAAATCTATTATTCGCGAAGGATTAGAAGGCGCAAAATGGTCTTCTACGAGTTCGGGAAATACTCACCATGACTACAATGCTGCGGACATATTTGCCCCAACCGGGACTACCGTAGTCGCAGCTATGGGCGGAAAAGTCATTTCGGTAAACAATAATGGTGGAGAGTTTGGTTCTAGTGTCAGAATAGAGGGCCAAGACGGTTATTGGTATTACTATACCCACATGGGAGTAGGTACGGTAGGAGTGAGCAACGGACAGCAAGTGGTATCTGGCGCTGTTTTGGGTAAGATAGGTCTTTCTAGTGACGCCCAAAAAACCACCCCGCACTTGCACTTTGACATTAGTCCTCAGGAAAACAGCTTTATGAGAGGGTACGGTGGGGCCGAAGGTCCCCTTATCAATCCTCAGCCATGGTTAATCGAAGCATTCCAATTATTGCCGGAGTAAAAATGCAACTATCTAATAATCCAAAGTTTAATCAATATGTTGAATCAAAGATACAAACAGCAGATGATACAAGGAATATAGACAGATTCGGTGTTGTATTAACATACAATCAGGTCACCAATACCGCCACTGTATTGATGTCTTCACCTAATACAGAGACAGCCGGAGATATGCTAGAGAACGTGCCATGCCCGATATTTATGGGAATACAAATGGCTGCACCAGAGCCAGGCAGACCATGCTGGGTATGTTTCAAGGGAAACAGGGGAGAAAAGTATCCTATGATAAGCCACTTCTTTAACCATAATTACCAGAAATACGACTACGAGCGACATACCAAAGCCTCTAGCGGTATACCTTACTACATGTTGAGCATGTAATGGCTGAATACGAAAGACCGAGTGAACTCCTAGTACAGAAAAACCTTTTCGGTAGTACCGAAGTTGGAATTACCCACCAAACCACCCCTAGTTTCATTAGGCTATGTGATAATGGCGACATAGAAATCATGGCTGCAGAAGGATTGGGTATAGTCTTGCATGCGGCGAATAAAAGCATTACTATTATAGCGGATAGCATCAAGCTCTTGACGAAGGAAGATGGACTGAGGTGGAATGATACCCACTTTAACCCAAACGGTTCAGAATGGACAGAACCCGCATTACTTAAGAAAGATGTTGATGATATGATTGGTGTATTCGACGGCATAGACGATTATATTGGTGAAGGTTAATGGATCTATATTTTTCTGAAAGTGGAGACCTAAAGCTTACGCCAACAAGGGACCTTGCCTTAACTGACTCCGATTGGCGGGACAGCGCACAAAAAGCATTCATAGTAATGCAAACCCACCCAGGTGACTTCACCCTCTACCCTAGGCTAGGTACTGATTTATCTCAGCTTTACGGAATGCCCCAGTCCAAACAAACTGGCGATCTAGGTATAAAGATTATCGAAGAGTCATTAACTAGAACCAATATGTTTAGCTCATCCAGTCTATATATTAAGGCCATACCAACCGGACTTCAAACAATTAGGTTTGATGTATATGTCATTAATGGAACCAGGAAGAACATGATGATTTCTATTCAACAAGAATTGGGGTTCACCTAAATGGCGGTATACTTTAAAAAAAACACGGACCAAATACTCCGTGAGGCTTTAGCAAAAATTGAGAGAGATACCCAGATTAATGCAACCAACCCTGGTTCAGTTGCTAGGGCTATCACTGAGGCCATCACTACGGAGCTGGGCGCCTATTACGACGTACTGGACTTTAATCTAACTCAATCACTTATATCTACCGCTACTGGGTCGGCCCTAGATAAGTTGGGTTCACTATACAATATTAATCGCAAGACTATTGGTTCGGTAGCTAGGGCGGAACAGAAGGTTGGTAGCTTTTACTTTTATATAGACTCAACCTACGAGAACCCTATTACGATAAACGCAGGCACTAGAGTCTTCACCAATAGCACCGGGTTCGTTGGTAGACAGCTTACGTTCACGACAAATAACTCGGTAGTTATTTCTCCAGGATCTTTGAGAGCTTATGTTTCTATAACCCCAGAATTTTCTGATGGTGTATTTACTGCGCCAATGGATACTTTAACTTCTCACAACTTTTTTGCTCCAACCAACGTAACCCTTAAGTGCACTAACCCGAAAGAGATTACGGCAACAGAGGGTTATGAAAGAGACACGGAATATAGGACTAGGATAATAAAAGGTATCAGGGTAGCTTCGTCCGGAACCATAGAGGCAGTTAGGTTCGCTGGCCTCAACATAAGTGGAGTCAGGGATATTAGGGTTAGGCAGGCACCTTACGGTCTCGGTTCCTATGAACTTCTAGTGGTGTCGGAGCAGGCGAGCTTGGTTAATTCAATATTAGCTCAGGTTCGTATCGCCGTAGATAAGGTTAGGCCACTTGGGGTGACTATGTTCATGAGAACCCCTATTCTTAGGCCATTGGACATGGCTGTATCCATATTAAGTAATACGGTGTCTTCCCCTGAGTATGCCAACTTGGCTGAAAGAGCAAGATTGGCGGTTACCCGATACCTAAACACGCTTATGCCTGGTGATACTATAGTTTACAATAAGTTGATACAGTCTATGATGGATTCTTCTGGTATAATTAAGGATATTCAAGTTTTGCGTTTCTCTCCTAATGGTGTAGACTCTATCAAGAGGAATTATACGCCAAAAGATTATGAACAAATGATACCAGGTAATATTCAAGTTTCAGTAGCCTAAGGACGGTTAGATAAGTGAAAGTTTGTGCAGGCCCGGATTGTTTGGAGGAGTTTGATCCAATAGTCCATAACCAAAAATATTGTGGTCCAGTGTGTAAAAGGGCGGCAGAAAATACCGCAAGAAGGAAAGCATTCACCGAAGACGTTGCACAAGCAGTGGTCAACAGTGTAGCTCCTGCATACTTGACATTAGGAGACGAAGAGGAAAGAGTAGATTTCCTTCAAAAAGAAGTTCTGAGGCTTTCTAGGTTAGCGGATAAAAGAAAGTCTATTAAGACCGAAATTGTAGACTTAACTTACCAAGCTGCATTCGACGCCTTCTCTGACTTTGAGCTGCCACCAATACCAAAGCCCATACACAAAAAGTCTGGGTCGGGAGACGAAGAAGTAGCGGTAGCGATCTGTGCAGACTGGCAGCTAGGCAAAGTAACACCATCGTATAACTCTGCTGTTTGTCGTGACAGGATTGACATTTTTGCAGACAAAATACTTTCTATAACCGAGATGCAAAGAGCAGACCACCCGGTAAACGATATACACCTATGGTTAATGGGTGATATAGTTGAGGGTGAAGAGATCTTTGCTGGACAAAGCCACCTTCTTGATTCGGGAATCTATCGGCAGGTTGGCGTAAACGGTCCTGAAATTCTTTCTGATTTAATATTAAAACTTCTTACTGGATTTGAAAATGTACATGTTGTAGGAGTCATCGGTAATCATGGGTCTGTTGGTGGACGTGGCCGCAGAGATTATAACGGTGAAACAAACATGGATAGATTACTTTACAAGATCGTTAGCTATATATTCAAAGATGAACCAAGAGTAACCTTTAATATCCCCGATGGGCATGGCGAGAGAAACTTTTACGCTATCGACTCCATTGGTGATTACTCGACCTTACTGATTCACGGAGACCAGTTCCCGGCTCCAACAGCGACACACGCTTACTACAAGAAGGTAATGGGCTGGAAGGATGGGGCCATACCTGAGACTTTCCAGGATGTTTACATGGGCCACTACCATCAGAATGCAAAGATGACACTGGGCAATACCATCTTAAGGATTTCGGGATCCCCCGAAAGTTACAACACGTATGCTCAAGAGGTCCTAGCGGCGATGGGCAGACCATCTCAACCTTTGCAATTTGTTCATCCCATCAACGGCATCACCGGAGAGTATACTGTCTGGCTTGATTGAGTAAGGTCTAATGAAAAATTATTATTTGCGGTTAAAAGATGTAGACTTTACTTACACTAACGGGCAATGGGTTAGTGGCATTGTCGACCTATACGACAATGAAGCTATAGCGAGTATGGCTACACCATCCTATGTCAATTACTCAACTACGAGAAGTGCTTATGGCACCAACCTTTTGGGTAATGATATTTGGACGGGCCTCAACATATTGGATGATTCGGCTAGCCCTAACATCGTTACTGATTCGGGTTATGTAAAAGACGGGCGCTTCGTTGATACTACCGGTAGGATTAATGTAACTACATGGGATATATCTTATAATAATTTTTCGGCCAATGATGTAACTGCGCTTATATCTTTCTATTATACCGATTTAAGTACACTAAACTTTCCAGACGAATGGCCCAGCATAGATTCAGTGCCTCTTAATCGTGGCATATATCTTCCAAACACTCCTCGTTACGGCAGAATAGTTCTTGACCTTACGTCTGAAAAAGATTTAAGCTCAATAAGTTTTGATTTGTATGTAAAAGTCCTTATAGATAAGCCTGTTATAACCCCATTGTATGACAGGACCACTAGCATCCTCCGCAAATTTCCTGAATGGATGGAAATACGTAGAGACTCAGAACCGTCTGCCACACCAAGCCTAGCAACCCCAACAACATTAGCAGGCTCGTTCATAAACGCCGTAGCCGGCGAATGGTTGGACGACCTAATCAATGACGTAGGGTACTTGCAGCTTCAGTCGTTTATAGAGACTTCGGATGTAGGCCAATTAGACTGGGTCTACATTACCAGTGGCATACCAGATAAAATAGTCCAAGTTATTGGTGACGGGACTATTCTGTCAAGAGCTTTTGATACTATAGAGTTCTCAAAATCTAAAGAAGATGATGACCTATTCTATTTAGATCAATCGACTAACACGATATATGTTAGGAAATACTACCAAATACTGACTATAGATGATACGCGATTTAATCAGAGCTTAAGTCAGGTATGGAATTGGTTTGATGAGCACGGGCTGAGCGTAGACCTTGAGAGGCATACTGGCGAGACTAACGATTCGTTCAAGAAAAGAATACTTGATGTTTACAAGAACAAGCCAGGAGTAGGGTTAGAGGCATTTAAATTAGCCCTACGCAGAGAATTGAACCTCTGGTTATACGAGGGAGCTACGCCAGACTCAGCTTTCCTAGGTGCCACACCGGAAGTCTTGGAAATGTCAGACATCTTGTCGGACCCTTTACACGTAACTCCCGATGGCCTACCAACAGACAAGTTAATAAGCCTAATAGACTACATGGCCGTTACTTACCCGACCACGTGGGGTTACTTCAAATGGGACCAAGCTTATTGGGATATAGACGGTGAAGGATCCAAAGGTTACGGGGTACTCCCTTACCGATATGACCCAGAACCACTAGCAGACTCAGACACGCAGTCTGGTGTCGGTGATGATATGGATTTGTTCCTCTATAGACCAGATGCCATCACTGGCCCTAGAGAGTTTGATCTCTCGGTCACTGCTAGGGGTTTCACCAAGACACTTGTAGATGATTACCTTCCTATTCAAATGTCGGTAGATGTTTTCGGCAGGGCAGAGAAAACGGTATACGTCGTACCCGAAGAGGATTTCTGGCTGAACTTTAAAGCAACCATGGAAGATGGGAAGGTGTATCGTTCCAGCATCTACGTTGATAGAAGTGGCGCAACGCCAAACACAAATCCCAGTTATTTTGATTTCACTACCAGCATTCCGGTTGTTGACACTAATAGACTGCAACCTTATCTAAACTGGTACGATATAGAAGAGCAGAAATACACAGGCACAGCCATAACAAGTATGAAGGCTAAGTTGGCCGACATTACAGGCTCCTATGTTTTTCAAATGCCAAGAGACTCTATTTATGGCTCAATTAACCCTGACATACAAGAAGGCAAATCTGTAACCTTGTATTCTGGAGAGTCATACATATTTGGGACTATTGAAGAAATATCGCAGTCTTCAGATCTTTATGTTGATGATATAAATCTATTTGATTACATTAAGATAAGTGATATAGTTTACAACGGCGACCTTACATCATCAAGATGGACTATACCTAACTACCTAAATCTGTTGACAGGCGATGCTACACCTGTTTTTTCTCTTGATACGTTAGAGGCGGGTTTTGGTCTTTATGACTTTAGCCCTAGCAGCGCGATACAGAGTACCGAATACCAGTACTTCTTATATGACCACGCTTCACCGGTGTCTGATAAATATTATGCTGTATTTGGTTTTGAGTCTGGATCAATTAACTCTGCGACTCCAACCATACTTGACGATAATGAATTAATTTTTCATCGCTCAAATTCAGAGATCAAGGGCAACGTATACTACACTGACACTGATCCTGACGATTCAACCTTTGTTGGGATAACTAGCCCCAATTCAATCAACGCCACCGCCATAACTATAGGTGGCAGCTATACTATTAGCTTATCACCTAATAATAATCTTTATTCAATAGGTGACAAGATAAGAGTCGCGCGAACCGCAGGCCTTACTTCCTATTTTGAGGGTGTCATAACCGCTAAAGGAAGTACAGTATTCACGACGGTAACTGTTACGGCAAAAAGTTTCACTGGAAGCTTTAGCGGATGGACAATAACCCCTATTTGGGATGATCCTATTGTAGTAGCAGCTAAAGCATTGGCCGTAGCAGATGGCTATGACGAGTATATAATCTTGGAAATGTCATCAGTATCAGGAGACTGGACGCCTTATGATGGCTGGGAAATATGGCCGAGCGGCTTTCACGGTGTAGACTCCTATCCCTCCGGAGACTTAAGCTTATACGTAAGCGACAAGTTAAATCACTCCACCCCATCAGATTACATTGATGCAGATAGCGCCACGCCTGGAACTTATTTAGATACCGACCTAAGAGCTTTCCAAGAGTTCGTGGTTGGCGTTAATGGTAGCACGACCTTGACAGACTACAAATGGGTTTCAGATAGTCAGACTTTTCTGGTTTCAGTTAATAGTGGTGTTGCAGTATCAAGCACTTCTAGCTGGTCAGCTGATATCCCTGAGATTGTATGGGACCAGTATATTACGTCAGAGGAATCTAAGGAAATAGTTGTAGAGCTATTGACGGTGAATGATGACGGAGACTATGGTGCCATGGTCCCTTATGATGCAGCTTCGTATGGGTCTGGCGCGGTTCCTGAAATAACTTCTAATATATTTATACCAAAAGAAAATATATATGTCAACGGTAGTAACTCTTGGGTAAATATCGATACTGGCGGCGGAGAAAGGTATGCTGTAATACTTCCGGCAACAGAGACATCCATAGAAATAACAGTAGACAACATACCAGGGAATTATGTGGCTTTGCCCGGGACTAGTGGCAACTATGTGTCGACACCTGACTCCGCGGCATTGTCGATCACAGGCGATATTGACGTGCGAGTGAAGTTAAATGCATCTCCTCTCGGCACCCGTATAATTGCGAGTAAGTGGGGCGGTGGTGCGGCGAGGTCGTGGAACTTCTACATGACCTCCACAAACCTTTGGTTTGACCTGAGTACTGACGGCAGTCAGGTCGCATCATCCTCGACGAGGGGGTTTGGTTCGGCCATTCAGGCAGGGACCGACGTGTGGGTGCGCGTCACTCTTGACGTAGACAACGGGTCCACGCAGCACGTCGTGACCTTCTACACATCATCAGATGGAATCAACTGGTCCGCTCTCAGCCCCGTCACGAACGCAGGCATAGTCGCCGTGTTCGACTCCGCCACCCCCGTCGAACTGGGCACGTCAGGAGCGGGCGTCACTGCTCCGTTCGTCGGCACCGTCTACCGTGCCATCGTCAAGAACGGCATCGCAGGCACCACCGTCGCAGACTTCGACGCCACCAAGTTTCAGACAGCCGCATCGACGACTTGTGTGGCTGTTACTGGTGAAACGTGGACGCTCAACAAGTCGGGGGCTTCTCCCGCAACCGTCTTTCTTTCAGAATATCCTCTTCATAAAATAAAGTACATACCTTTCGAAAGCACTATCGCTAACATAGCATCTGGCGTAGTAGACGAAAACGGCCCATGGAGAAACGGCAATAAGCCCTCTAGTGGTCTGAATAACTACGGCTTTACAACGCTTGAGGTAGATAGAAACGATTTTGGGATCGCCAACTCAGAAGACAGTATAGTTACATGGATTGGTGTATCAACCAATAATGATAGAGTTATATCGTGGTTAGATCAGAATACAGTTGAACCCTCATTTAATACTGCATGGGCTTCCGGGACGTCTTATCCATTAGATTCGATCACTGAGATTGACAATGGATCTGGTTTGTTCTACTACTCTCCTTTTGTTGTTAGAGTAAAAATGAAATCCGAAATTAATCCTCAGTGGAATCCCCAGATGCATAGTGGCTGGTTTTACGATAGGAATGACGAGTACTACTTCTACGTAGACCCCATAGAAGAAGTCGCATCCCCGGGTTCTGAAGGGGCTACATTTAGCGATTTCTACACAGAGAAAGTGCCTAGGCAGGGCGCCCCTATATTGGTGAAGGCCCTTAGCTCCACCCCGGTGGAAATGCGTCAAGTTTCATTTTTTGACGAAAATATTAATCTGTCACTTAAAAATACTCAATATGTTTATGGCACTGGTACAGAAAAACTATATCTAGCTTACGAAAACATATACGATGCAACAGTTTCTGATTACACATCTGGTCAACTAATCGTCAGTAACGGTTACTCAAGTAGTAATGAAATAGATGTAAACCAAGAAACATTGACTAATCATGTTTACGAAGTTTCCTACAAACTTAGGGATTCATTTATAGTAGACAATGAATACTTTACCGCAAACGGTGCCCAAAGGGCTAAGATAACTTTTGATAGCACACCTAGTGGCGCCACTCCCTTTAGCGTAGTGTATGAAAGTTCCGTTTTTGATCCAGCGACACCAATAGACGTTCCCTTAAATCCCTTCTACACTACAGTTGAAGAAGGTTTTGTTTTTATAAGCTTGAACGAATACGAAGCATCAACCCCTATAACGCGGGTCAGTCCTGGAATTCTGGTTGCAAATGGGACCGACTATGCTATAGTTTCTATTTATTCTGTTGATAGTTTCGGCAACCCAAAGCCTAATCAGTCCTATAATGTTTCTACTACTTTCGGCACTTTTGATTCAACCGGAACAAATACGGCCCCAATAACCACAGATAGGGATGGTTTTGCTTGGTTGACTCTTACCTCTGAGGAAGGCTCAGATGTAGAGGTTGCTACTGTCACTGTAGCGGGTGATTTTACTTCAGAGTTAAACCTTGAAATAGAAGCACGCAAATTTGAACCCTATAAATTGCATGCACTAGCCGATCCAACAGCTATACCCGCAGACGGCCTAAGTGCTACATCTGTTTATGGGAAAGTGCTAAACGAAGATGGTAATCCTGTACCGTATGCTTACGTATCCTACAAAAAGGGTAGGTCTGTTTACGAAATATTTACAAACAATAACTCAACACCGGATGTTGGGCCAGATTCAAGCCCTGCAGCTACTCCAATTTGGCCAGATTCTGGCAGAGTCACTGCGGACTCGAGCGGCGTTTTCCGTATAGGGCCTTTCGTTTCCGCTACACCTAATATGCCTGGATACTGGTTTGTCTCTACCGAGTCGTATTCTTCAAGTCCCTCGGGAGGGGAAACCTGGGAGGCTGTTGGTGATGTGGTTTTCTGGAGGGAATATCCACCAAAGTTTAGGTCTGTTAATGGGGAGAATCAATCTATACCAACATCACAGAATCTTAATATTCAACCAAAAATTTACCTCGATGAATCTGGGAGACTGGTAATAGAGCCCCTTATTCCTCCTCCCGCAACAGTAAATGCATTTCCTGTAACTTTCGACGAAGAAACACCCACAGCTGACGCAACTCCCGTTACTAATACATGGAGCCCGGCTAAATGGTACGCGATCAACCTTTACGACCAATACCAAAGAGGCATGCTAGGTGATGACTTCTATGTGTTCAAGATCGAAAACCTACCACAAATCCATCCGGATTATAGGGATGTATAATGAAAAAATTTGATAATATTACATCAGAGGGAAATGAAAAAGCAATCAGAAGGGGCAAAAAGGTTCCCGATGGAGACGTAAACCTAGCATGGGTAAAGTCTCCCGCATTTTCTCCCGACAATAATATGGTGATTCTAGATACCTCGAATATGGTCCCAGAGAATACCCAGGGCTCCGATAGACTGACAAAGTTATTTTATTCCAATAACCTAGGCATCCTGCAGGACGAATTTGGCAACGAGGTAATGCAAGATGAATATCCCGCAATAACTGATGAGTTTACGGTAGAAGAAAACTATGAGATCACCGACGAGAATGAATTTCTAAATAGTCACATTTTGCCTTTTCGGCATGTTAGTCGATATTTTCATTTAGACCAAGAAGATCTAGCAACCAGTAATCAGCCATTAACTATAGTGCGCAGCAAGATAAGGGTTGAAGATGAAGATGGTAAAGAGTATTTAGATTTAAATGGAAATAAGAAATATAAAATTAAACTTATACAGTCCGATCAGCACGTAGAGTCCGAGAACAGGACTATTGGAGTATACAGGGTCTGGGCTTATGTAGATGTAGACTCCGACGAATCTCTCTACCTAAGGTACAATAAGGCTGAATTATCTTCTGACGGTTCCACTATAAAAAATCAGAATATTAATTACAGAGAAATACTTAATCCGCAACCATTCTTCAAGTATGTACCCGAAGAGTCCGACGTAGCTGATAGTGCTAATGAAAATGAAAAAATTTTTACTACAAAATCAAGTACGCAAAAAGAGCAAATAATTGGGGTTCCGAGGTCTGGCATGGAGGGCTATAAGGTTTTTGTTCCCAAGAAAGGGATAGAAGACCCAAGGTTATTCCAGACATTCAGGTGGAGGGTAAAAGCCGACTTCGAGGAAAGATATACGGTTGATCCTACAAAATCCCAGAAGGTTATAAGGGCAGGCATACTTACCTACAATTATCCAAGTAGGACGACTACAGATCTCTCTTCCGGTAGCGTAAACTACAATTACCTGAAACCACCAACGCAGTACCCCTACGTTTTCTTTAATATGGAGAAATCAGCATACAATCCGTCAGGGGTCAAAATAGTAAATCCACTATCGGAAGATAGGGGTTATACTATTGTAGAGGATGTAGACCCAGCAGTACAAAACCCAAGTGATGGCAACACAATTTATAACAACTCTTCATTCCAGTGGAATGGTAATGTGAATGCCCCGCTCAAGTCTGTTTCCGGCGAGGAAGCCAAGGAGTACGCTGCTTATTGGGTGTTAGATATAGATGCGGTAAGCGAAGATAATCTTCGTAGGTTTGATATCCTCCTACTAGACCTCACAGGATTCCCTAGCGATATATCTAGCTATATGCCAAAACTAATGAGGTTTACAAGAGACTTTGGTGGGGCTTTATACGTAAAAGCAGAGCATATGTCTTCCGCAAACAGTTTTGGTCTTGGCATTTCCCTCCCAGTTCACCCCTTTACGGGTAGCTTGAACAAGGGTTCCTCTTCTAATGTTGCGTTAGATTCCAAGTATGGGCTTGGCGATACTATAACAGTATCAAATGCGACCGACACCATATTTAACGGACTTAATCCGTATGGTGGATGGGATTTTTCTCAGGATGAATTTAATTCTGTTTCACCTTTTATTGGACATCCAAATGCCTTGTATTCCTCAGCTAGAAGTTACGTAAGTATTATCCACACCAATACTGACGCAACCCCTACTGCGGACGATAAAGAATATTGGAAGACTCTATTTACGGTAAAAGATTCTTCTTCTGCTACAAAATATGCTACTACCGTTATAAAAAGATTTGGTTCTGGTGGTTCTATAATAGTAGATACCCAGGGGATAATAACTGAGTGCGGAAAACTTGAAGACTCTTCCAACATTGCGCCAAGAAGGCTGCAGATTCCTAACTATTTTAACCAAATAAATGCTGCTAGGTTCGAGGGTTCTTATAAGTTTGGTTGGAACTTTATATTATCAACAATCAAATCTAGACCATTAGATTCGAGCGATCAATCTGGGTATGTTTCTTCCTGGTCTTTTGAGACCGAGTGGTTACCTTCTTGGGTTATAAATGGAACCGTATTAAAGGAAAAGGAAAAGCTGCAATATTCTTTTAACTATGAGCCTAAAGATGTTTCTACTATAAACCAGTTCGCCTGGAGGAGAAAATTAGCCTATGGACTTAGTTCATCTAAGTCTCCAATTTTTAAAACGCTTAAAGAATTAGTAGATGAACAGATAGTGAAAGAGATGGGCGCCGATTTCCTGAGGGGTATTAGCGGGAATCAGAGGCAGTATACTCTTGAAGTTACCAACGAAAATGTCATTACCCCAACGACATTGTCGGGAGACATGTACCCGTACGCATGGACGGAAAGTTTTTCTCCCCTGTTTATAATACCTGAGGGTTTTGGTCCCCATATTATCAAGGATGACCCCATAAGCGCAGAGTATGGCGCTGGCCAATACATAGATAGGTCATACCCATCTAATAAGTTTGCAGTGAAAGTTAAAGCTAGCTCTAGAGATACAGTCCAGTCTAGCACAAGGCAGACAACAACAATATTGGCGAGGTACAGAGGTAAGGAAATACTCCCTAGCGGCCAGGTTTATAGTCATGTTCGCTTACCAAGGACATGGACAGAGCATGGTTCTAATCAAATATCTTTTAATAGGTTCAACAAGGGTTGGGGTGCGCCAAGGCCCAACGCTATTTTAAGCAGAAACGAACTGCTTATGTCTAAGACAACCGCTTACCCTTTCGCGGGTATAGCGGGCAACTACACTACGGGAAGCAGCGGGGAGGTTGTTAGATTTATTCAATATGCTTTAGGGCGATTAAGCTCCATCGTGTCCTCCTTCTTGTCTAAAGGGGTAAATGGACCTACTCCAGCTGGAATGACGCCCAACCAGGGTTACGTGGAGGCCTCTGCCTGGGCACTGCGTTATGTCACCGGGACTATACCCCAGACCGGAGTTTATGACAATAGGACATATGAAGCTGTAGCTCAATTCAAACAATTAGCTGGCGCAAGGTATCAGGACGGGATTGCCGACTCGGAGTTTTTTGCGATACTGGGGAGCCAGATCCAATTCTGGGGGCTCACGACTGAAGTAAACCAAAATACAAATACTTCAGGAGCATTTGAGACTAATCCCTACAACCACCTAAAGTATACCTCGTCGCCAGACAAATACATGGATTTGAGGAGTGTTTCTGATTCGTCTTTCTTATATAACTATTCGGAAATGTCTGATTCGAGAAGGAATTTAGATCGCATATCTGACGTATTCCTTGTTCAATACCCCAAGACTTTTGCCTTTGAGTATATTTCTATAACACCATATCTTCTTGGTTTGGGCTCAAATGTTAAGATTGATTTTGTCGATATCCAGTTAACCAGGATAGATACAACTAGGTTTACAGGTGACATGCTCAATAAGGCATGGCAATACTATCAGGTAGAAGAGCGACCTGGTGGCGGCTCTGGTTGGATCCCCGATTCGCAGAGAGTGCTTTGGGGACAAAATCCTGAAATTTGGGCGACGAATAATGTAAAGCAAACGACCTGGGACTACAGATATTGGACTGGGATAACTAAGACACCAGATCCAGGGTATGCTATTATTAATTTTTTTAGCGCCAATAATAGGATAGCATTTGTCAAAATGATTCAAAGAGCGGTAAATGTAAACGCTGATGGCGACTACGGTCCGGCTACCGCAGCAGCAGTGCGCAGGTGGAAAGAAACTAGGGCTTACCAATGGGGTATTCCAGTAGATAGTAACTGGGGCCTTATATCTGATGTAACTAGTATCCAAAGATTACTGCACCTAACAGAAGACGGCTACTACGGTCCAGCAACAGAGAGGGCCGTTAGGGATTGGCAGTCAAGATGGGATGGGGCTATGCCTATAGATGGCCTTTGGGGCCCTATTACCCAGAAGTTTACTGATGAACTCTTCATCTGGCTAGGTGGAACACCAACTATCCAGAGAATACAAAAGCATTTACCTCAACCATATTTCATTAAGCCTGAAGACCTATTGTTTAATTATGATCCCTCTAGGGCTCTAGTTAAGAATATTAATAAAACCGCATTAAATGGGCAAGCGCTGCCAATACAGATCCCTCAGGACCAAAGGTCTATAGGTAATACGCTAATCGTAGGTGTAACTTCTACCTCCAGGGCTGGTTCCCAATACAATAATCAGGTTGAGTTAGGCATATCAGACATAACTGGTTACGGTAGAGATATTGTAGGTTTTACTACAGTATCTGGGGATAACGCAGTTATAGATTATGAGGGCGTTGTAAGGAAGACGTTTACCTTAATTGGCGATATGGGCCCGATACAGCTAAATCATAATTATGTCGAGACGGGCGCATCGGGAACACTCACGGATGTCGTTTGGGGTGTGGATCCAATATCTGAGGTTTCTACCTCTATATCTCCAAATTTCAATCCTTTACAAGCTGGTCTGTATAGGCTTGAAAGTAGCAATCCAAATGTTGAGGCGTTTATAACTTCTGACGGAAAGCTTTACCTAAGGACAGACGAAGTAGTCAATAATGCGGTAGATAAGTATACTGAGGGTAGGTGGCTTCCTGGTCCCCCAGATAAGCCTCTAGAGGGTAAAGTAGTGACTATGTCTAGCCGTAGCGCCAGCACCACTACAACGTTAGATGTCAGTGCCAACCCAATATACGCCATGAACGAAAATGGGCGAATCTTCCCTGGTGTAGAAACTGGCTTTATTAGTAAAGCTGATGGCATAAAGTTGCTGTGCACTTTAGATGGAAGGCCAGTAGGTATCCCAGTTTTCCCGACCACTGTTGGGCCCAACGAGAGGCAAAGGCATTATGTGGAGCTGGAACTTGAGTCTTACGTAACTTCACCATTCGTGCGGATTGGCTTCTACGATAAAAGACAAAAAGAGTTTATAGTCAACAAAGATGGTGGATCTAAGCTTAGTTATATTGAGTACGTAAAGAGGGGCGCACAAAATATATACATTGGCGTTATATCAGAAGCTGAAGTATTAAGCAAGCAGCAGTACCCAAAGGTAATTGACGGGCTAAATGAATTGCCATTCAAATACGCTATGCCCGTCTACGGTGCCTCCCTAAGGGGGAAGTCTAAGATAGGTATAGAGAGTATTGACTCCACGCTAGGGGCATCAGACCCTTGGGGTATACCAGTTAGGTCAGGCTCTTTCAATAGGAACGTCAAGGTTCCTAACAGTTCAGTAATGCCAATTGGTGGCTGGTTATCGGAATATCAGGGCAAAACACTTCAGGCATTCTACGCAATCGCCGAGGCCAATAACATGGGTTGGTCTCCTATATTCGGTAGACCATATGTTGATGTTAAGCAGGAAACGCCAGAGGTTATATCAAGGGATATTATTAGAATTAGGCAAGCACCGATTGTGATGGTAATGGAGCCAACCCAGTTCCCCTCACTTGCCAACCCGCAGAGGCCAATGTTAAGGGTTTGGACACGAGAAAGCACGTCAAGCGCTTGGGTTGAGGTGGCTAAATCCGACATCTTAGACTATAATGTTTCGAATGGTTTGATTTACCTAAGAAACCCAATACAGGAAGAAGATGAAAATCTTGTAAGGGTTGACTACACAACCGTTAGCAGGGTTTACACGGTGAAGAATATTGGTTTGGAAAAAATTAATTTAAATCCATACCTAAAAGCTAGGGAAGACTTAATAGGGGTTCCGGTATATGTGTACATAATCCCTCAATATGTGAGGAATGAGGATGGGGATATTATACAGGAGTCTATTAGCAGTTCAGTAATCAATGTAACACCCGACAACTCAGTGATCAATCCATATAATCCGCTTTACAACCCGCTAGCTATACAAATTGGTGTTATATTCGTAACAGCGTCTGCCAAAATCGAAGACCTAGTAATGATAGATACCAGAAGAAGGGGCGGAGGGGCAAAAGACCTGCTAAAGCCCGCTGAGGTGTTCAATAAAAATAGTGAAGCGAAAGCTTACTGGGATATAGGTTTCGGGGCTGGTCAAAGTTTCCAGTATGGCGGACTAGTAATAGTACGACTACCCAAAATGCTAAAAACTGCATTTCCAGATACTAAGCAGGTAGAAGAAGTAATTCGCAGAAACATACCTGCAGGTGTAGAATTTGTTATAGAAGACCTAGAGGGGCGTCCTTGGAATGAATAATTTTTTGAATGACATTATATCATTAAGGGGCGCAGGTCAAGCTGCTAGGGCGGGCACTTTACTCCAGACCGCTAAGGTGGACAAAATAACGCTAAATAATTTAATTACAAGACTTAGCGAAAAATCTATGTTTGCCGGGACAGTAATCCCACTAATAGATGCAGGGTCTATAGCTTCTGGTTTGCTTATAGCAAACATGCTTAGCGAGGTCTACTCTAGATATAACGACATGTTCTCTTCGTCTAATGCAATTTCTCTTCTTATGGGGAACACAAGCTTCATATTGTCGCAGGAAATTAAGAGCTTAGAGGAAGAGCTTGATTCTTTAGAGAAGACTTTAAACAACTATAGCTTTCTTTTAACTGACAGTAATTCTTACGACTCGGCATTTATTGAGACCTTTAATGATAATTTAAGCTTTGAAGAAGTAGATTTTAGCTACAAAAATTTGAGCGATAGATCTGGTTTGGATTTTTCCTCCAGCGAAGTTGCCTCGGTTAACTCCGGCGAAGGAACATTGGTAATCCCTTCTAGTAGGGAAGTTTCTTATGGGGCGAACGCTTCTATTTGGGCTAGTAATTGCGCGGCGTTCATAACTAATCCTTCTAGCAGTAATTCCATTTCTAATACAGTAGACTACGCAAACATCAACGGTTGGAGAGCCGTTATAGATTCTCCAATCATAATAGATAAACCCCTGTATGCGTTTGGGGGTCTTTATGGTGGGGATAGCTTGTACCCTGGCGCTCAGTTCATTGTACAGTATGAAATGAACGACGAGAGTCCGGTAGATACATTGGTAGTCGATCCGTTTGATGACTACGGTTTCACCCTAGTGCAGCTGGTTGGCTACGAATCAGAATCCGATCTAGTCGGTTTAGCATTAATGTCTGCTCCTGTTTATATAGGAAAAACTACTAACATAATGTTTCCAAAGAAATCATTCAAAAAATTCCACCTGTACCTAAACCAGAGAGCATACCTTAGACAGGTAAGTAATGCCCTTGTTTCTGAATCCGTAGCCGAGTACAAGGTAAGTACTACCTCAAGGATTGCCGATTCGATTAGCGACACTAAGCTAGGGATAGGCACTATGCCTCAGGTTGTAGATATAACTTCTTATTGGGGCATTGTTTTCTCAACCTTAAAAAACTCTTTAGGTAGAAAAGATTCAGAGCTATTCAGCCAAGGCCTGCCAACATATTGGAGTAGCCAGTCTGGGTTTATTGAAAAACGCACATCGGTAGGCGAGTCTAGCGAGGTATATCGAGACAGGGATAGTTACACCTCTTCTCTTGGGGACGTTAATTCTTCTTATATGCAAGACTTTGTTCGTCGTTTCTTTGGTACTCAAAGCACTGGTATAGGGGCCTTTATAAGGCCGTTGGTAGATAAATATTTTCAGTCTAACCCAATATCCCTTAGGCCAGATGAGCCAGAGATGAGGAGCGCGCCATACCCAAGGTTAGGTGAGCTAGAAGTCTCAAGTACAGCTATGCCCCCTGAGTTGGATGACTCTTTTTCTTATTCTTACGGTGGAACAACTCCATGGTCTGCTACCACTAAATGGGATTTTTGGTTGGATAGCTCTACGTCCCCAGTCCTGGATAGGGAAAGCAGTTTAGAAGAAAAATATTGGTCGGAAGACGAAGGCAAATGGGTGACCGGCCAGAGGCGATTAACTCCGCCCGTAGTGGAGTTTGATCGAAAGTATAAACTCCCCTTTATGCCTGCACCAGACCCTTCTAGGTCAGAAGATCCCGGGAAAGTTCCTGCACCTGGAAACAACTTAGCTCTACCAGCAGTGCCTTATTCTGAAATACTTTTTCAACCAAACAAGTCTTACAGGTACAGGTATATATTAGGTTTGAAAAGCGTTAGAATTAAGCTGGCAAATTACAAGAATAGAGCAGTTTATGTAAGTAAACCAATTGGTGTATCTGGAGATATCTCTGAAGTTAAACTCAAGGAGTCCTCCGTGGATTACATAAATGAAACTAACTCCAGCAATATAGCTCTTACCTCAGTGGAATACTCTGTCACTAGTAGCCCAGAGTATTACAATGAGTCAAGTTGGAAGCCTATCCTGCCTTTTAATGCCGATATAATAATAGGAGAAAGACTATTCCCAGATGGAAATGGGATATCTTCATTCAGGTTTGGCGCGGCTAACCAGAACGTTACCCTATACAAGAACGGTGATTCGTACGGGAATGTAGACCTATCGTCGCTTTACTTGAAGCGTGAAAATTCTAATACAATTTACGGACTAAAAATACCGGTAAATTCATACACATCAACTGACGTATTCACCTGTGACTATGTACCTGCACAGGATGTTTCTACAGTAAGTTTTGACAACTATACCGATAAGGTTGGATCATATATTTCATATCACGATGGTGATTCTCCTGGTCAAGCTTTTTACGGTAGTGACAATTTACAGTACCAACTGGCATACTTCCCTTACGTTGATTACTCGCAGGTCGATAATTCAACCTATTCTAGCTCTGTCGGACTTTCCCCTTATAACCCTATTGGGGTAATTTTCGAGGATGGCAGCAGGGCAATAAACTTGACGGACTACAAGCTGGGAACCACAGTAACCTTGGACCTCGCCAGTTCGAGTTATTCCTTCTTGCACTCTGGCAATGTCCTCATTTTCAATAAGCCTGTTGATAAGAATTTCAGAGTTTTTTATAATTACTTCCCCAGCACATTAAGGGTTAGAGTGGTTTTAAGAAGTAATTATTCCGAAGCTGTTAGTCCAAAAGTAGATTTTTATCAGGTTAAAAGTAAAACAAGAAAACCGGATTCTAGAAGGAATTAATATGACACAGCTAAACCCGTCTACGGAGTATGAATCAAAAGCTATTGCGCTGGTCATGGAGATGAGAAACTTCCTGCTTGAGGCGAACAACAACCTCAATGCTGACGAAGTAAACGCCAGGTACAGAGATATGCAGACAAAATTTTCTGAAGTTATAGGTAAACCTTTGACCGAGTTTGAACCATTTGTCAAGGGGGAGCCCGCTAGGTCTGATAAGGTAAACAGATTTATATCTAATTTAGAAAAAGACATTAATATATTGGAAGATCAAATAGAGTTAATGCGTGCTAATTCTGTTTTTATTCACAATAACATGAGAATACAGATACAGCAAGCTAAAAACGAGAATGCATCTGTATCCAATAAAATGAAATCATTACAGTTGTATACCAGCTCCCAGAATAATGAAGTAACTATATTTGGTGATTATTTCAAAAATGATAATTTTATAGATAAGCAAAAAGTTGATCCAAATTTAAGAGCTTTACTTGAGACGGAGCGTAGATTTACGTTGCCCAAGAACACAGTATCCGCAACAAATCCACTCACTGCTGCTAAAGTGAAAATACTACCAACGTCTAATGGGTTTCCTGGTCGACTTGTTGAGGTAGAGGAAATAACCGGCAAGACACCCACCAATCCTGTTACTAGGGAGAAAATATATAGATTTATAGCTGAAGAAGACGAGAGATCCGATCCTTTTTATATAACGGATAATTCACCAGCAACATGGTTCGAGTATGAAAAGAATCTAATTTCGGAAGATGATAGAATTAATGCTTTAAACTATAATTTCAAGTACCAAAATACTGATGAGAATAATTTTAAAGACCTCAAAGAGGTAGTTTATCCAGTGGCTTTTGGCGAATATATCGACTGGGCTAACGGTCCAGACGGCGATATGCTTAGGCTAGATATGGAGTTTGATCTAAAGTCAGTTCAGAAAATAAATGAAATAGTTTATAGTCCATTTGGTCTGGAGAACAATAAAAACAATCCAGTGACAATTAATTACGTAGAAGTTTCATTAGATAATAATACATGGGAGACCTTACAGCCGACTAATGTAATTATAACTCCAGACGTCAACCTTGCTGCCGCCAGAATATCTCAAGAAGTCTTCGCTGGTTCTGCGACTTGGAACTTAAAAAATGATTCAGTTAGATATATCCGTTTTCATATTCAGCAGAAAAATCCTATAGATAGTAAGATTGGGCATCTGTGGTATAGAAAACCTAGAAGAATCGTTAGAGTACTTGACCCAACATCTGCCACCCCCAGTATAATAGAGAGAGTAATTGGTGGGGAAAGGACTGAGGGTAGGATACCGTCTACATCTAAGCCCACTAAATTTTACGACCCATCATTCTCGGTAGTGCAGGATTCTAGATCGACTATAGACCAGAATCCTAGTTTGGTCAAAAATGTTGAGATTTTCAACGGAAAAAGATGGGCTATTGGGATTAGAGACATATCAGCTCGATCCGTTAAATATTCTGAGTCTGGTGTAATAATTACTAAACCATTTAAGATTGGCGGGGTCATAGATAGGGTCTCTCTAGAGTCGGGTGTATATATACCAGAAGAATTTTCCGCCACCCAGTTATGGGTAAGGTACTATATTAGTCCGAATGATGGCGTAAACTGGTATCAGATATCTAGAGTCCAGGATGATTATATTGGAGTACCAGAGATACTGTCATTCAACGATCCGATACCAGCCGAGTTTAGGGAAGGGAATGTCGGGCACTATAGCGTAAACGGCGTAGTGAACTCAGTTCGTGTGAAAATTGAAATTAATAGACCCTCAAACAAGCCGCACCTAACACCAGTCGTGAGCTGGTACAAACTTAAGATAAAGAGAAGGTAATGAGCCTATCATCTATACACTACCAAAAAATCGTAGACTCTGTAAGCAGGTATTATTACGCCTCGGGCGCAAAACCTACTGAAGAGCAGGTAATGGGTGATCTATCTTCGTATTTCTCCGTCAACAGGTTGGGTAGCCCCATAGGGGTTAGGAACGGGGTATTTGCCGATGACTTGACTAGCTCTGTAGCAGAAATGAACGAAATGGTTAGTAAGGTTATCGCCAACCTAGACTTACTGTATCAGGCTACCGCAGAGCAGGTCGGGGAATCTATGAATATGAACACCTACATGAACTCTAGACTTGACCAGCTCCGTATACGGAGGAAAAGGATAGATTCCCAGATAGAGGAATACCTATTCACCAACTCTAACTCGGATGGCTATTTCTATAGTTTTTTAGACACATTTCCTAACTTAAGCTTCGTTGACCTAGCCTTGACATCGGCTTTTGTAGACATAAAAAACGGTTCTGTTTCCATACCGATTCATAGCGACAAGACTGAAGTCCTACAGGGAACATCAGTCAGATTAGTCACTAAGACCTTTAAGCTTAATGGCGTAGAGGTGAGTACGGGCATAGAAAGAGCAGAATTTGCGGGCTGCCTAGATGGGCTAACCAATACTTATTGGAGTACAGAAATAGTCTCAGATTTGCCATCCGAGATTGTTTGTACCCTGGAATTAGAGCTGTCTAGCCCATTCTTATCTTATGTCGAATACGACCCCTACGGCACAGTACCTTGCCAGGTCTATGTTGAGTACGCAGGTGGGGATAGGGCTTTCCGAACTTTCGGCCAGGGCATTAAGGAGAGTACTGAAAAAATGGTTTTTTCTAACTCTTCGGTTGAGGTTAGGTTCCTAAGGTTCACTATAAGAAAAACAAAACAAGACTTTATGTCCCAAACAGACGCCGCTATTAAATACAACTATATAATAGGGGCGAAAGATATAACTATGGTTGGCAGAGAGTACGAGGATTCTGCTGTGCTTGTCACTACCCCGATATCGATATCTAAAGACTTATCTACGGAGAATGTTCTAGACTCAATATCACTTAAGGTGGACGATGACACCCCAGATGGTTCATTTATAGAGTATTTTGTAGCTTTAGATACTGGCGAGTCCAACCCAACGCTTTTTGATTTTGACTGGAAAAAAATATCAAAATTTAGTGACTCTATTTTTGATCCTGGCATGATCGTTAACTTTTCGGGCTCTAGTAGTATATCTAAGTATATTCGCACTAGTCCCACGACGGGGACCGATGACTTAGCGATTATCAGCGAAGATCCTGCGAGTGCTGACCCAAGGGTTAGGAATCCATTTAAAAAAGACGGAATAGAAGTTTGGAGACTATGCTCATTTGATTCTGAGGACCCAATTATAAACTCCCTTAAGCTAGAGGAAGGGTCTAACTCTCTTAAAATCTACTACACCGCCTACGATGTTGATGCTCTAGATCTATCTTTTTGGAAAGATTACCTTAATGGTTCATTAGAATCTAGCACTACAAATACTAGAATAGACACCGCTAACGGATTCTTTAATGGTGGGGATATTGGGGAAAACTACAAGAGTGTCTACATGGAGACTTACCTAGATTATGAGTCAACACAGAACGCTGGTATTCAGAAGTTTATAAAAACAGATTCTAATTCCCAGCTTTGGGCATTGAAGATTTACTTAAATGGAGCAGAAATAGGGTATATGCCGGTTGGAACTAACGAGCTTAATATCCCCTGGACTTTCCGACCAGGCTTAAATCATATTGCGGTTACCGCGTTAATCCCTAGGGCAACGACGTCTGCCTACCCAAATGAGGGATCTATAAGCATAATGCAAGATAATGACTTGACCGATTTTGGTTCGGTAAGGCTAGCGAACTGGGCATATGTGGATATATTTCAGCTATTAAATAACTCGGATCCTAAAGCTAATCTTTTTAGTGTATACAAAGAATCCGATAAAGTCCAGATTATTTCAAGAAAAAAACCTACGAATAATTTTAAGTTAAGCTATTCGAAGCCTTCGGGATCGCAAACGCAAAAAGTTAGGGTAAGGGCAGACTTAGGGAGAGCGTCTAACAATTCTTCCGTTTCACCTTTACTAAACTCATATAGACTAAGGTTTAGGTACGCATAATGGCTTTATTTTATGATGAAATAGATAAAAGAAAAATTATATACGAACCAGCCCTAAAAAGGTCTAGGCAGAGATATAGGGGATCTAGGGAGAGCTACAAAGTCAATTTAGAAATATCCCAATTCCTTTTTGATGTCAACAATATAGATAAAAAGTTAACTGATTTCATAAACACATCCGTAAGGTATGCCGCCTACATTTCTAGGGGTTTTACTATTGATAATATAGAATATTCTGGTACTGAAAGTAATGAAGTCATGGGTATTTTGGATATGTCTTTTGAAATAGAAGACCTAAAGAATAGGATTATAGAGATGGAGCGAAAGTATGTCTGAGTCACTTTACTCGCGCATGGAGCATGCCCAGTATAGGGGCCCTGCAATGAGCGATAATTACAATCAAAGAGTTGAAAAAGCTTATAGAGATCTAGTAATGCTACTTAACAAGGTCGGCTTGGCGGACGAAGATGCAAGGATTAGATTCCGTAATTTAGTAAAAAATCATTTTTCCTTGATGAAAACCTTGGAGGAACTTAAATCGAGAGTAATAGCGCTAGAAGATATCACTGAATTAGAATCTGGTGAAGAGATAGCTATTTATAAGCTTTTGACTTTCTTCAACTCCTCTGTGGATGATACGAATAATTTTAACGGCACTGAGTTTGAAATATCTAGCACTTCAAGATGCTCGATAGACACTAGGCATGGCGTCATGACTCTCCCTAAAATAAATTCTAGCTCAATGTCCAAGCTTGGCTATAGCGATAACTATGGCAACTTTATCTTGCCAGCATCCTTTGAGGCTAGGGCCTCTGGGGTGGTAGGTACGGCAGATGCGGGTTCTGCGCTGATATCTACTTCGGACGTGCAGAATTCAGCTAAAGATGAACCAGGTAAAGTTTGGGAAAGGAATGTAACAGTAAGCGCACCCAACATTGCATCTGGTTCTGAAGTTAGCTTTTACGCAAAACCTCCAGGAGATATATCTGCAACGGTTAATGCCAATGCCATAGTGGTACACCCATACCCAATGATGGGCTGTGAACTTACTGGTGTATATACCTCCTCTCAGCAAGTTATTAATCTGAATGACAATGATTCTTACGTACCAGTCAACTCTTCTGATTATTACTCGGGAATAAACGAGGCAGTCGGATGGGTACCGCCAGGAGCGTGGAACGGTGACTCGATCCCTAGCTGTGGTCCAAAAATTTTCTACTTTGACCCAAAAGAAGTTAATGCAGTAAAATTGAAAATCAAGCAAAATGATTATTACCTAGAGAATAACAAGTATACATATACTTATGGATTGTCATTCTTTGACCTTAGATATGACAGCTTTCTGTCGGCCGGCAAAGCCATCCTAAGGTTTGATGCGCCGACTGGTAAAGTTATAAATTCGGTAGATAATGTAACCCCCAATATATACAACGTATCTGAGGCAGAATTACCTTACATATTCTCGTATAGGGCGATTTGGGAAACCGCTGTAGCTGGTGTGTATACCCTAGATCCCCAGCCAGCTTCCCAAAGCGTTTGGATAGAAGTTACCCTGAGTCAGACTATAGGTAAAGGAACCCCATCTCTTTCTGGATTGAAAGTAGAGTATAGTTAATAGGTCGTTACTATACTAGTGGAGGGTATGGATCCAGGCAGTGCAGGCTACTGACTTAGGACCCTATAGTTACTTACCATGCCCTCCACTCTATTTCTATAACTACAGGAGAATGTAAACATGGCTTTATTTTACGTAGGCCCAAGACCAGTACTCAAGGGGCGCAACTCCAATAATATGGTCAACCCCTACAAGGGAACCGCCGGCACGTACTCGTTCTACCCGCTATACAGCACTGACCACGTGTTGGATGGTGCGCCGAACATTAACTACGTCCCTGGCTCCGGAGACTATCCTCACGGACTAGGTCTTAGCCGCGCATTTACCGGACTAGATAACGCAATACAGCCACTAAAAAGCGCTGGCGCTGGTGCACGCATAGATGGTATGAGGTTCAAGCCTTTCGAGAACCGATCAACTACCGGAGCGGTAGTATTTGACTCTAGCTTTGGTCATATAACTAGGGAAACCGATTACTCTTATAACAGAGGCTACGAGCATATTTACAAGTTTCAGCGAATGGCTAACCCTGGTCACGCTGTCCGCTTTACTGATTCCGCTGGAACCGCAGATTCGTTTGGTGCATTTGGCCCCAATCTTCGCAAGGGTGTTGGGGAAGCAGCATTCGTAGCTACTTTTGGGCAGGCAATTCCCGCTGGATACGACAACGAATATGGCCATAATAGGGTCAATGAATACCGTGGCGTTCCTTCAGCTCGCGCCCTTTGATGTGATATAATCTTTCAATGGAAAGAGAAACTTTACCAGCAGAAATTGCTTGGCTAGGTTTAGTAGCGTATGTATCTGTAGCTGATGGCTTGCTTTTAGCTACAGGTAACGCTCCCATGACTGACGCCTGGAGAAAAGCTTTAAAGCACCCCATTAATAGATGGGTAGTTATACTTGCATGGTTCTTTACAACCAAGCACCTATTCTTCGGTAACCTCTTTCCAAAAATAGATCCATTTCATTTGATAATGGTTATCGCACGTCAAATAAACAAATCCTTAGGAGAATAAAATGACAGTAGATGTTAGTCTGCTAGAAATAGTAGTATCGATGATACTACCCCTTATTGTCGGTGTAGTTGTCAAGCAGGTCGCACACCCCGCCGTCAAGTCCATTACTCTTGCTTTTTTCGCTGCACTTACCGCAGTCTTGACAGCAGGGCTTAGCTCTGGTGGCGAAATAGGAACTTCAACTATAGCGCAGGCAGTTATGAGCTTTATCATTGCTGTTGGCACCTATTATGGTCTTTGGAAGCCCGTGGGCATCTCTCAGACGGTAAACACTGCTACAGAAAATTTTGGCATTACTGTCAAAAAAGAGTCCTGAATATTTGAGAGTTACCATTTTTACGTGGTAGTATTAACTTATGTTGATGCTTTGGTTCAAATAAATTGCGGTCCTATCGTTAGTTCGGTAGGGCCGTAGTTTGTTCTAAGAGCATCTTTTAACACCTTAAGATAGGTTTTGATGGAGTCATTTAATTGTCCTTAAAAATAGAGTCACAGAGTCGAGAGATCACCAAAGAGAATGCTGTAAAGTATTTAAACTTGTATGTTGGTGAATCAGATTGGGCTAAGCACATAGACGCACTTTGGTCTCGCTTAGCTAAGAAAAATGGGGAAGAACAAGCTAAGGTATTGTTAAAGAAAACTATAGCTTGCGCTGTTTTACTCCCGGTTTACGACAAGACTAAAATCCCAGATAATCCAGAGAACCTATTGTTTTGGTGCCCATCTTATCAACAGTTTGATGATCAAGATTGGACAGAAAAATTACTAGAAGTAATAGAAAAAGACTTAGAAATAGAGTCATGGAGGCTTCAGTGCCAAAGGCTGGGAGTCATTTATCCGATAGTCTATGCACCATGGCCCAGGCAAGCCTTTAACTGGCTATTCAAGGCGGCCGAGGAGTCTGGTCAGGTTAATGACGGAAACAAAGAAGTGGTAGAAAAAAGGTTTGAGAGATTAGTGCTGACTTACGGTGGTCTAGTAATATGCCACATCTTTCAAAAGGAAGAGTCAAAGATAAAGAAAAAAGTTCTAAACTGGAGAACTGGTTATTTTTTTGAAAGATTAATCTTCGAAATATATTCGGTAGATCAAGTCGTAAAGATAAAAAAACAAGAATTATTAAAGACCAACAAAACATTAGTTAAGCAAATTCAGAATTAGGAGATTACATTTATGCCAGAGGATCCATCTTTCCTTTCTTTTAGGTTGCCAGAAGAATTCATGAAGGAATACAAAGACCGCACAGTACCTTGGGGTTTCCCGATCGGTGCTGGAAATTCACTTGGTGAATTAACATTCCTCACCAAGTATAGTAGGAGGAAGGCGGATGGCGGCAAAGAGCGCTGGTCCGAAACATGCCGCAGGGTAATTGAAGGTATGTTCTCCATACAAAAAGATTGGTGTAAGTCCAATAGGCTACCATGGAACGAGAGGAAAGCTCAGGCTACCGCTCAAGATGCGTACGAGAGATTATTTGTAGGAAAATGGACCCCGCCCGGTCGAGGGCTGTGGATGATGGGTACAGAGTTTGTTAACGGGCAGCACAACTCTGCCGCACTGCAGAACTGTAGCTTCCTATCTACCGAGGGCATTTCCTCTAGAAGCGTTTACGAGGCAGTCTGGCCCTTCGTTAGGTTAATGGAGATGTCTATGCTTGGTGTTGGGGTGGGTTTCGACACTAAGGGTGCAGGAAAACTGGAGATACATCAGCCTTTAGATGAGGTAAAGGTCGTTGTAGTGCCTGACTCCAGGGAGGGTTGGTGTGAATCGGTATCCACTTTACTTGAATCATATTTTTTTGCTAATAGGAATAGTATTGAGTTTGACTACTCGGAGATAAGACCATCTGGAGAGCCTATAAAAGGTTTTGGCGGCGTTGCAGCCGGCCCAGGTCCTCTAATGGAGTTACATAGGACTCTTAGGGATCAGTTCGAAAATAGGGCAGGGCAGAGGATTACGACAACAGATATTGTTGATGTGCAAAATAAGATAGGCAAATGTGTTGTAGCTGGCAACGTTAGAAGGTCGGCTGAAATCGCACTGGGCAGTGCAGATGACCCAGAATTCCTAGACCTTAAAAACTGGGAAGTTAACCCGGAACGCATGGGAGCCAATGGTTGGGGGCATACCTCAAATAATTCTATCGTGGCTAAGGTTGGAGATAACTTCGATAATATAGCAGAAAGAATAGCAGACAATGGGGAACCAGGTATCGTTTGGTTGGACCTCTGTCGTTCCTATGGTCGCTTAGTCGACCCAAAGAATGATAAGGATAGGCGCGCCGCAGGGACAAACCCATGTTCGGAGCAGACCTTGGAATCTGGAGAATGTTGCACGCTAGTCGAGAATTTCATCTCACGACATGATACATTGGAAGATTTCAATAAGACACTAAAGGTATCTTACCTCTACGCCAAGTCCGTCACGCTCCTCCCAACCCATTGGCCTGAGACTAATGCGATTATGCAAAGGAATAGGCGGATAGGTTGTTCCGTATCTGGGTTAGCGCATTTTGCTGAGACACGTGGCTGGACCGACCTAAGGGGCTGGTTAGACACTGGCTATGACTATATTCAGATGCTTGATACTAAGTATTCAGAATGGCTTGGCTGCCGCCAGTCTATTAAGACTACTTCAGTTAAACCTTCTGGCACTGTATCTCTACTTTTCGGGGTTACCCCCGGTGTCCACTGGCCTGTCGCGGATGTATACATTCGCAGGATGCGCCTAGCTTCCAATGACCCACTCCTAGACTCCTTAAGTGCCGCAGGGTACCATACCGAGCCAGATGTCATGGACCCTACCCACAGTGTGGTTGTCGAGCTTCCTACAGTTGGGCCAGAAGTAAGAACGGAGAGAGATGTTTCTATGTGGGAAAAGACGGCACTTGCTATCTTAGCCCAAAGGTATTGGGCCGATAACCAAGTTTCTGTTACTATTACGTTTACCGAAAGCGAAAAACCCCAAATTGGTGCTTTGCTACGTAGTCTAGACGGTCAACTAAAATCAGTTTCAATGCTACCAATACTAGAGGTTGGCGGAGCCTATAAGCAAATGCCTTATGAAAGGATTGCTATGGAATCTTGGGATAGTAGCGTATCTAGTGTAAAGCGTATCGATTGGACAGATTTTTATAAAGGAAATTCATTTGACGCAGAAGGTGAAAAGTTCTGTTCTAACGATACCTGTGAAATATAAGGATGCACTATATGGCTAGCGCTGAAGAGTTTGATTCAAAGTTTGATGAAATTATAAGTCAAGAAGATTTTGACGAGCCTAGTTTTCAGCAGATAGCATTGAATGAAGTATCCGAAACGCTAGCTAGCATAACTTTTGTATGCGCACAACTCTCTAATCTAATGAGCGAACTCCTTAGGGCGTCCGACGTGGAAATTACAGCTGATTTTTTAGAATTATTAAACAATGTAAAAGAAGTTTCAGAAAAATTCAATGATGATATTCAAATGGATATTATCTTTAGCGACGACTATGATGATGATTTAGATGAGGACAATGAAGATGATGAGGATGAGGAGCTTGAAGAGAGCGAAGATGGAGAAGAGTAGCCCCGAAGACCCGAATAAAAAGAGCGTGCTTTCTAACGGGTACGTTAGACTAGTTGATTGCATGGGATCAGATCTTTCGGTAGTCAATGCGGCTAGGGCCTCCTACGAAAAAGAGAGCTTAAAGCTCAGTGAAAAAGATGAAAAGTTAATTTACTTCCTCGCTAAAGAAAACCATTGGTCCCCATTCCGCCACGCTTTCATAACGCTTGAGTTTAAAGCTCCCCTTATGGTAGCAAGGCAACACTGGAAGTACGTGGTGGGGTCTGATCACACTATGGACTCATGGAATGAGTCGAGTAGGCGATACATAACAGGTGAACCCGATTTTTATCTTCCAGACCCAGATCAATGGAGGAGTGCACCGGAAAATCTGAAGCAGGGCTCTGGGCCAGTCTTGGAACTAGAGCAGGGCTTTGAGTTGACAGCCCTACTGAGCAAGACGATAGACGAATGTGTAAAGAATTACGAGTACGCAATGAATACCCTCGGGGTAGCACCCGAGCAAGCTAGACTATTCTTACCGGCCTATGGTATGAATGTCGTGTACCGTTGGTCATGTAGTCTTCAGTCTGTTGGCTTATTCCTTAAGCAGAGACTTCATGACACGGCGCAGGCTGAAATTGGCGATTACGCTAATGCTGTGGCGGATTTAGTGAAGCCACTTTTCCCAATATCACTAAAAGCTATTATGGAGAACTTAGATGGGTGAATTATTAAGTTATTTTCTTGCAGGATTTTTTGCTGTTTGGGGAGTTATTGTAATAGTCAACACTAAAGATACGGCAAACACAATCTACCTGAAGCTGTTTACACTACTTGTGTCTATGTCCATGTTTATTCTGTCTGGACTGATGTTAAATGCCGCTATTCAGTAGAAAAGATATACAGTTCTTGATGTTCTGTGTCGAAGGTGCGTCAATTTTTTCTACTTGTGGAAAAAAACAGTATATGGCGATACTCACAGATGACGACTACATGGTCCTGGGAATGGGCTACAATGGTGGACCGCCAAAAAGTAAGCACTGCGACGAGGGCGGTTGTCCTCGATTGGTCGATGGTTCCGAAAATGGATCTATATACGACAACTGTATAGCGGTCCATGCTGAACAGAATGCGTTAATACACTCTGATCACAGCTCTAAGCCAACTAAGTTATTCGTTAATGGACCCCCATGTTTCACTTGTGCTAAAATGATAGTTAACAGCACGATTAAAACAGTATTCTATATAAGAGATGAAAACTATAAAGATTGGTCAAAAGTTTCAAAATTTATGAAGGCTAATGGTTTAGAGGTTTTAGGATTCGCAAGTGCCAGCACAAAAGATTAATTACATTGTTGTTTACCCGCATGACGCCCAAGTTTATGGGTGCTCTAGTAAAGACATAGCCTTGCAGTCTCCCCCTCCAGAGGGTTTTTCGTTAAGCGACAAAAAGGTATTCTTTGTTAGCATGGAGCCTGAAAATGGCAATCTAGCATGGTATCAAATTCCGCGAGACGAAATAGAAAATGCAGAAATAGTTTATCCGAAATCAGCACAAAAAAAGAAGAAAGAATAAAATGTCCGCTAAAAAAATCAAGCTATCAGTAGAGCCTGGCGACTCTTACGTAGTGGCAAGCGCTCAGGTCTGGGAAGATCTGTGCTACACCATAACGGAAATAGCAAACCAGTGGGGCGAGGGTAGTGAAGAGCGCTCTTTATGGCTTGAGTATATGGAGTTCTTTGATTCACAGTTCAGAGCTAATCTTGTTGAGGCAGGTTACGACGAAGAAGACGGCTGGAGCTAGCATAAAATGATCGATCTTTGCGTAGTTTCCTACAACACCAAAGATAAGCTTAAGAGGCTTATTGACACTCTTGGATCTGATTATGACTCAGAAATATTTAACCTATATATTATTGACAACAACTCTACGGATGGTAGTCAAGAATATTTAACCGAAGTAGTTAAACCCCTTGGTTGGGCAGGGGAGATTATTTTAAGTTCATGTAATTACGGTTATGCTTATGCTTGTAACCTGTTGGCTTCTAAAGGTAAGTCTAATGTAGTCGGACTGCTGAATGCAGATGTTTGGTTGAGGACTAAAGATGTAAAGACTATTGAGGATAGAATGTATGAACTTGACGCAGATATCTATGGTCCCAAACAAAGAGATGAGAATGGTAACATAACTCACGCCGGAATTTTTGGAACCAACACTAAGCCCCAGCACCGGGCCTGGAAGGCTAAAGATCCAGGAGATGATCTTTTCAGGGACACCCTAGATGCCGTTACCGTCTCTGGTTCAGCTTACTTTGTGAAGAAGACGGTATGGGAAAACCTGACTTACGATCCGCAGTATATAGAGCTTCTAAGTTATTTGGTTGGATCCGGAAAGATACCTTTATGGTCGACACTCTCGGATGGAGCGTTTTTGCCTACGCCACACTACTACGAGGAGACCTGGTGCTCTTACTTTGCTAGGCACAGAGGGTATAGCGTAGTCTACGATGGTCACGTTTCTATAGGGCACAGCTGGCATGCTTCTTCGGATATCGGGGGCGAGCCGGACTCTAAGTTTAAGATTAGTCAATCCATCTTCAGGGATGCATGTGACCACATGGGTATAGAGCGTGACTGAACAAAAAATAACTCCGAGAAAGGAAATAAAAAAGTATGTTAATAGCTAATATGGTTGGGAAAAATGAGTCAGGAAGATACCTGACTGATGTGCTGGAGCACTTGTCTAGCATGGTCGATTTAATTGTGTTTACAGATGACTGCTCAGAAGACGACACAAAAGAGGTAGCCTCTAAGTACGCTGAGACATTTAGCACCGACGAGACACTATTCACTAAGCATGAAGGGCAACTAAGGAGTCAGGCTTGGTCAAATCTATGCGGTTTTGCTAAACCTGGAGACTGGATTCTAGCTATCGATTGCGATGAGAAGCTTTGGTCAACAAACCCAAATTTCGACATGTCTATGATATTGCAACAAAATAAATACGATGTCATTAATATCAAATTCTTTCACATGTGGAACCAGTCTCAATACAGAGTAGATAAACTCTGGGCGCCAAATAACAGCTCTAGACTTTTTAGGTTCTATAACGATGGACATTTCAATGATAGGAAGTTAGCCTGCGGATCCGAGCCTACTTATGTTAACCAGCTTATACAATCTGGCAAATACCTAGTCGATAGTTCATTAGTTATGCAGCATTTGGGCTATGTGGATGACGATGATAAAAAATTGAAGTATGAAAGGTACATGCATCTAGACGGTGGAGATTTTCACCAGAAGAGTCACATAGAATCTATTGTAGATGCAGATCCGGTACTCGTAGATTGGAAGGTCTATGCCTAAAGTTAGTGTTATACTCACGGTATACAATAAGCCACAATGGCTTAAGCAGTCTTTAGATTCTGTTATTAATCAAACATTTCAGGATTGGGAATTAATTATCATGGAAGATAATTCCCCTAATCCTTTGGTGAAAGAAATAATTGAAACATATACGCATGATCCTAGGGTTATTGCTGTATTTTCTGACGTCACAGAAGAAGAAAGATACAAAACAACACGCTATGCAACCTTGATAAATCAGGCTGTTAATGATATATCTTCTGGGGATTATATTACGTATTTGACAGATGACGACTATTACTACCCTCATCGTTTGGCTGTTATGGTTAAGGAATTAGAAGAAAAAAACGTTTCAGTGGTATACGGGAATCAAGACGTCGTAGATGCTGACGGAAATTGCTCGGGAGTTAGAGAAGTTTCTGGCATATTAGATGATGCCTGGAATAAGGTTGATCACAATTCAGTAATGCATACGAAAGAATGCTTTATAGAGGTGGGGGGATGGGCTGACACTCCCGATATCTGGGGTGGAGGAGACGCTCATTTTTGGCGGAAATTAACAGATGTAGGACATAAATTCTACCCGGTAGAAGGAGCATCTAATGAAGCTAAAAGGTATCACGAAGGAAGCGTCCAGTGGTTAGTTCATAATGGAAAGTTTTTTCCTGAATGAGTTTAGCCCAGTATCCAATTTTTATAATCTGTAGAGATAGAGTAACTTGCACCTCTAAGCTTGTCGATTGGTTAGAGAAGGTTGGTCAAGAAAACATATATCTTGTTGATAATGATTCTACGTATGAACCATTGCTCGAATACTACGAGAAAACTCCACATAATGTAGTGAAGATGCTAGGTAACACCGGTCACACTGGTGTATGGCTACACGGTGTATTGGACAAGTATGCAGCAAATAATTATTTTGTAGTTTCAGATCCAGATGTTCTCCCTATCGAGGACTGCCCAGATGATGCTATCGATTATTTTAGATCTTTATTAGATAAGTATGATGATCGCCAAAAGGTTGGTTTTGGTTTGAAGCTAGATGACATTCCTGACCATTATAGATTTAAGCAAGCTGTTATAGATCATGAAACTCAATATTTAAGTTGGGGTGCTCCTGAGAATAACTTGAATTACGCACCAATTGATACTACCTTTGCTTTATATAGGCCAGGTGCAAGTCAGGATATTAGCCTTAGTTGCAGGACTCAATACCCATATTTAATCCGACATCTACCTTGGTATATTGATTCCGATAATCCAGGGGAAGAAGAGGAATTTTATATCAAAAACGCACATACTCGTATTAATTCCTGGAATCACATTGATCTACCATTTTGGATGGGCGGAAATAGATGAGTATTTCTTGCATTATACCAACTATATGGAAAGATAATATGGTCAATAATTTGGTTCTCCAATTGGTAGAGCAAGATGAGTTTGATCAATTATTAATATTAGATAATAGCAATATAGACCATACGCATACTTTATCTGATTTTAAGAATAAAAAGATAACGCTTTTGCCTACTGCTGGATTAAACATCTATCAGCAATGGAACTATGGGGTATCTATAGCGAAAAGTAGCTTTAGTGATTGTAGTATTGTGGTCTTAAACGACGATTTGATAATACATTCTGAAAACTTTTTGACTAAATTAGTCAATCCATTATTGCTAGATGGTGACATCTGGGCGTCTTGCGGCAATTACGACGAGAGATTAAGCACTGGCACGTATGTAGAGGTAGCGGGAACGTATAAGGATAAGGGGTTTGCTGGGTTTTGTTTTGCTATATCTAGTCAAGTTCATTTTGGCGGAAATGAAATCTTTGATTCAAATTATAATTGGTGGTATGGGGATGACGATTTAATTCATAGTATACATAAATTTGGAAAAAAAACTGTCATGGCAACTAATGCTTCATTTACTCACATAGATGGCGGGTCTAAGTCCACTGGTGGATATACACCTGAATTTAATTCTATGGTGGAGCAAGATAGAATATACTACATGGAGAAGTGGCACGCATGAGCGAAAAAGTTTTGCTTGGTATCATCGATAACAAAAGACCAGATTTACTAGATCAAACTATTAAATCCTTAGAGTCTAATTTAGATTATAATTTTTTTGAAAAGGTTATAATAGACGATTCAGGAGACGCTGGTTATTCACGAGAGCTCAATGACATTTATGGCGATCGTTATACTATTTGGTCTCATAGGGTAAACATGGGATTATCTGGATCTATTATGTCTCTATGGTTATTAGCTAAAGAGCATGACGTAGATTATGTGTGGCACCAGGAGGGTGACTTCACATTTAATCATTGCATAGATTTAGAATTGCTAAAGAACATCTTGAAACAGAAACCTAAGCTAGCTCAAGTTGCATTAAAAAGGCAGCCTGTTAACGGGGATGAGGCGTCGGTAGGTGGATTTATGGAGCAGAAGCCAGACACATATACTGAGTATAGTTCAGAATTTTTAGGCGCAGTATGGGTTGAGCATAGGAACTTTTTCACCCTAAACCCATGCCTGTATCCAAGGTGGGTAGTAGATCTGGGATGGCAAAATGGATGGGGAGAAGCTGAATTCTCTAATTTATTATTTTCTGACGAATCTGTAACTTGCGCTTTTTTGCACGGCGTAGATCACGAGCCTATCGTTAATCATACCGGTAATTATCGTGGGGATGGGTGGTTCGTTTAGTGGAAAAGCTTGTTATAATTGGCGCTGGATCACATGGCTCTGGTATAGAGACTATAGTAAATGCTATTAACCAGGAAAATTTAACCTGGGATTTATTGGGGTACCTAGATGATGACCACAATAAGGCTGGAGTCATTGGTGACATTGACCATTTAATAGAGGGTGCGTATTACGTAATAGGGGTTAATGAACCAAATCTCAAAAAAAGTTTATACCATAAAAAAAGAATGAATACTTCAGCAACAATTATTCACCCTTCCGCTTCTATTGGCAGCAACACTACTATAGGCGAAGGTGTCGTCATATTTGCTGGAGCTATAGTTACCGGAAATGTCCACATAGGGCAGCATAGTCATATCAACGTCGGATCAACCGTAAGTCAGGGTTCGTCTATCGGCCAATTTTGTAGTATAGCCCCAGGAGTAAATATAGCTGGGCAGGTTACGGTTGGCGAGGAGACGCTTATAGGGACTGGGTGCTCTATTATTCATTTAATAAACATTGCTAAAAATACAACAATCGGCGCTGGAACTGTTATTATCAGGGACATAACCGAAGAAAAATGTACAGTTGTTGGAATTCCCGGAAAAGTCATAAAACATAATGAGTAAAATTTTTGGCATATGCATGGTTAAAGATGAAGAAGATATAATTCAATATATCTTAGAGCACCTTCTTTCTGAAGGCTTAGATCAGATCATTATTTTAGATAATTTATCAACTGACGGAACAAGAGATATCCTAAATGATATGTCTAGAGTATATAAAAATATTTTAATAAAGGATGATCCAGAAATAGCTTATTATCAATCAGCTAAAATGACCGCATTAAGCCATGAAGCTGGTTCGCTTGGCGCAGACTGGATTGTCCCGTTCGATGCCGACGAATTCTGGTATGCGGTTGATGGATCTACTTTGGCGGAGAAACTCCGTTCCATAGAGGAGCCTGTGGTGGAAGCAACTTCTTTTGATCATCTGCCCACCGAAAATGATCCATACGATATAAATCCTCTTAAAAGAATAGTTCACAGAGAAAAAGGCCATCAAGTATTCCCGTGTGTAGCATTCAGGTATGAGCCGGGCTTGACCCTTTTGCAGGGCAACCACAGTGTAATCAGGAGTGGGAATAGAGACTATTCCAGCTTTCAATTAAGGCATTTCCAATATAGGAATTTTGAGCAATTTTCAAAAAAACTAAGAAATGGTAAAGTAGCTTATGATGCCACAAACCTTCCCCTTAATGAAGGTCAGCACTGGAGAGAGATGGGCGCTCTAGGGGATGACCAGATGTTGTTGAAGTGGAAAGAATTCTTATCAAAACCCTTGATCTATGACCCAGCACCGGTGCGGTTATGATAGTATAGTGTTAGATTTTTACTTTGAGGGATAATAATGGATAAAGAATTTTGGGAGTTAGAATCTATTTTAAAAGATTTGCTCTTTGAATCTAATATGTCCTTAGCTTCAATATCTAAAGAACTAGATATAAATCAAAAAGATTTAAATATCCTTTTAAATAAAATGGGACTCAAGTGGGTTAAGAAGAATAACAGGAAGCTCTCAAGGGGGCACGCCGCACTCACGGCAATCATGCAGGACATTTTACCGAATGAAGAAATAGTTAATGAATACCATATAGGCGATAGGCTAAGGTTGGACGTGTATTGCCCATCCTACAATCTGGCAGCGGAGTATCATGGTAGGCAACACTTCTTTTTCACTAGTCACTTCCATAAGGATATGGATGCGTTTCACGAGTCAGTAGAGCGCGACCTAAAGAAGGAGCAACTCTGCAGAGATAAGGGTATAGCTCTTGTTATATTCCACTTTTCGGATCAGCTTGATGAAGAAGCTGTTTTCAAGAAGATGCTTGAGGCTATCAAGGTGGCCCCAAAAGTAGATATACCTGATGAGAAGAAAACCTTTAAAGGCAATAACTATTATGAAAAAGTCAAGAAACAAAACAAAGACTATAGAAAAGCAAAGTACAGAGAGCTAAAAAGGAAAAATGGATCTAAATGAAGAAATTTCATATCCGCTAGAGTATCAAGTTTTCGCTCTTTCGATGAAGGAGCCTGGAGCTATAAGCTACTTTGCTGAACATCTGCCAGAGGAGGCAGTTGGTCTCCTAAGCGGAGACACAGGGCTATACGAACTATATATAGCTTTTAAGGATTTTCATAAAAAAACAAACCTAGACCCAGTAGATCCAATAGCATTTCGTGCTTGGCTGGAGTCTGAGTCCGAGATATGGGATGCGCTTGGCGGGATAGCCGGCGTCAACCTACTCATAGAGTCTATACTGACAATAGATATGTCTGACACTGAGTCGGTAACAAAGATACTGAAGCATAGAGCCAACAAGCGCAGGCAGAAAAGCATATTCCAGGACCTACAGTTACTCCTAAATAAAAAGGGCCACAAAACAGATGCAGAGGTAGAGAGGCTTAATAGTCTAACTGAACAGATTAGGTCCCTAGAGGGAGACCTAGACTATGATCCTTTAGAAAGGGTAACCACTGCTACGGATATAGCGTCAAGGGCGACCTTGCTAATGGAAGTCCCAGACTTTCTGCCCACCCCATTCAAGTCTTATAACAAAGCTTTGGGTTACACTGAAGATGGCGGCTATTTCAGGGGTGCTGTTCACGCCATAGTGGCTATGTCAGGTTTTGGTAAATCTACATTTGCTAAGACACTCTCGAACTACTGGGTAGATCAAGGTTATACCTCTCTTTACATCAATTTCGAAGAGGCTCAAACCCACTGGGAAAGAGTTCTTATGAGTCAGATCTTAGATGAAAACGTCTACGCTAATGCTGATCACTGGAATCAGGAGGAAAAAACTGAACGTATAGCTAGATTCACCGAGAAGATGGATGAATGGGGCGATAGGTTTATGGTTAGGCATGATCCAGATAGTTCCTACTTTGATGATCTGGAACTTTGGCTCAAAGATATAATGGGTCACGAAAGAAGCAACCCTGACATAGTTATTATAGATACACTCCAGTCAATGTACACTAAGGGCGGGGGTGGCGCTAGATGGCAAGAGTTTGAAAGAATTATGGTTAGACTAGAAAGATTAGCTAAAGCTATGAATGCTGTATTCATTGTGACAAGCCAACAGAACAGCAACGCCAACAAAGAAAAAAGGGACGTAATAGAACAGTCTGATGTTGGTGGTTCTTTGGCTATTATACAAAAATCATCCGTGGTTACTTTCATTACGCAGAAAAAATTAATCAGCAACGATGATTCGGAAGACGACTACTTAATGCAACTACAGATACCAAAAAATAGAATTACTGGCTCTACATTTAATTACGATCCACCACTAGTTAGGTATGACGATAATAGTAAATCTTACAAGGATTTCGAGATGAGTTTTGACGAAATGCCTGACTATAACTCATCAGAGGTATTCGCATCTGATATATTTGGAGCTGGAGACATTCATGCCTGAAGTAGAAATAACTCAACTAACCGCAGAATCTATCAAGGACTATCAAACTTGCGGACTACTCTACAAGTATAGGCATATGGACGATATGTACGAGTCTATATCGTCTAGGGATTTGATGTCTGTTAAGTATGAAAATACTATTAAGAAGTTAGCAGCTTTTTTCTTCTACAAAAAACAGGGTGGGATCGTGCCATCTATGTCGGCAATATTAAACCGCTGGGAAAAACTTTGGTTCCCTAAGGAAACGTCGGCGTATGATATTGCGGTAGAAAAACACGAGTCTTTGTGGGGTAATTTATCAAGTATGAACACTAAGGCTATAAGCTGTATATCTCAATTTTATGAAGACTTTCATTCAGACAACAGAGATCCTATACTTGTAAACGAAAATTTCCTTTCGTCAGTTACGCCAACAGTAAGGGTAAGTGGGGTCTTTGACGTTGTCTTACGTGACCCAAAAACTAAAGACATCTCAGTAATAAAATGGTTAGCTTCGCCTAAGAGGCCAAACTTGAGTAGTTTGTCTGTAGACTTTTCTATTCTAAAGTATGCTTTTGATTCAAAAAATCCGGATAAGTCAGATAGTACGCGATACTACGCCTACGATATCGGGTCGGAGAAAAACTCCCTTATAGAAGTAGACGTTAAAGATCTAGATATCAATACGCTAATATATTGGTCTAAAGAGATAGGTAGTAGGAAGAACTTCGTCCCCAGAAGGGGTCTAACAATTTACTGCAAGAAATGTCCATTTGATTCCCCCTGTAGGGAGTTCTGTATCACGTCGGAAATGACAGAGCTAGGTTAATTTTTATGAATGAAAAAAAGAAAATATTAGATAAATTAATAGAATCTTCTACCTCAAATATTTGTGATAGAGACATTGAGGACTCCGTATTAGAACCTCTGATGGAAGAAATAGATTTGATTAGGGACCCATCGGTCTCTTCATTCGTCCGCTCGATGCTGCTGAAGTCTGATACTTTCTGGAGAATACCCGGCAGTTTTGCGAGCGTATATCATCCACCAGATGAAGATAACGAATATGGCAACGTGCTACACACTAAACGGGTTGTTAGGGTGGCGTTAATCATGTGCAGCAACTTTCATTACGCCAATATAGAAACAGACATAATCGTAGCCGCATGTTTGCTGCATGATTTAACTAAGGGTGTTTCTGGTAAGGATGGGGAAATTGAGTATGATGAATTCCACCCATTTACTATAGATAGATTCTACGAGGTAGCAAAAAGGCAAGATCTTTTAGTTTCGGAAACTCAGTCATCTGTTTTGCACTTGGAGGAAGAAACTGTATATAGGATTTTGCGCATAATCCACTGCCATGCGGGTAAGGGTTCTAAGATTATGGAAACAATGCCGCGAACAGAAGAAGAAATGATCGTGGCAAATGCCAACTCGGTAGCTAGCCGGCTACACTGGATAATCGATGGGGATCAGATTATAATGGACAGATGGCTGCTGTAAAGAGTAAGGAGTGGCGTTCTGGCGTCGACTGCAAGTGTGGCTCCGACATACTTGCTTACTCGTTGACATACGACAACAGCAGAAGCTTTTATTATTTTAAATGCCCAGGGTGCAAGTTGTCCGGTAAGTGGCTAGATCTAGCAAGAGGCTATTTTGAGTATAGAAAACGAACGTCTTGAAAAAAGAAATTGGCTTAT